TTAATGAACATTCGTCGCCGAAAACGAGTCTGTATCATTAGCGTGATGCAGTCTCTGCAAAGGATCTTGTTGATAAAATTGACAGAAACGTTGCCACAATGAAGGGAAACGAGGAGCAAAAAGTTCTGGGGCGCTAAAGAAATATTCAGAAAGTACGGCAAAACATTCAGCAGGATCACTGGCAGCATAAGCATCAATGCTCGCTGCATTCTCACCAACTAATTCGATTTCTTCCTGAATGTTGTTCATTGCAGCATGAAGATCGTGTTCCCAGCCAGCAACCTCACGCAACGAAATAAAGGGAACTCCGCTGGCGCGATCGCCGTTACGGGTGTCCAGCTTATGAGCGACTTCATGAATAATCAGGTTAAAACCAGATGCATCAAAAGAATCTTGTATATCCAACCAGTTCAAAACGATAGGCCCTTGCTGCCAGCTCTGACCTGACTGAACAATACGTTGGTTATGCACCAGACCGATATCGTCTTCCCATTCATCATCGACCACAAATGGCGCAGGATAAATTAAGACTTCATGAAAACCATCCAGCCATTCCAGTCCTAACTCCAGAACGGGTAGGCAAAATAGAAGTGCTATCCGGCAGCTTCTTAATGAATCCAGTTCAAAGCCCTGTAAAGGAACAAGCCGCTTTTGCTGTAAAAAACGTTCGGCAAGAGTGACTAATTTGCTTTGTTCCTGTTCCGTCAGACCCGTTAAAAGGGGGATCGATAGTGCTTCCTGCCAGGGAAGGGCAGTTTGATGTGCTGATTCTTGTACTTTCCAGGGCCACTTAATCATCGTTTTGCTCGCAAACTCGTCACTTGAACAAAATTGCACGGACAGGGACTGTTAAAATGCCAAATTTCCTGGCATCATGGCAACCATCTGAACGGAGAGATGCCGGAGCGGCTGAACGGACCGGTCTCGAAAACCGGAGTGGGGGCAACTCCACCGGGGGTTCAAATCCCCCTCTCTCCGCCAAAATTCAATCACTTACACATCATTAAGTCAGTGACAAAAATCACACTTGGAATTACTTGGAATATTTTCTTGGAATATTTTCAGGTAACGGGACATCAAGTGTTGGTGAAACTTTAACCTTCCTGTCATAGATTAGCACTTGCCCTTCGGTTTTGTGACCAGAGAAAAGTTGCTTATCCCGGCTGCTTCCTTCATAGTCTGAAATTCCTTTCGCCTTCAGATCATGAAAGGTGAAGTCGGTTAAAATACCTGAAATTTTTCCAGCACGATTTCTTGCATCTACCCACATTTCGTTAAAGCCTTTGTACATATATCGGTTGCCGTATTGATTGCTGATCACATAGGCAGATTTTGGTAACTGTTTTGCTTTTTCGATCGCTGCCTGTAATCGTGGACTCCATGCTTTTATCTGTTTTTTTCCGGTTTTCCCTTGCTGGATGAATATCCCGTCGTTTCCAATCTGTTCCCATTTCAGCGATAACACATCGGAAACCCTCGCTGCACACAGATAGGCAATTTCCATTGCGATAAAAACAGGAAGAGGTGCAACGCTTAATACTGCCTGGTATTCTTTGTCGGTTACATATCGTTCGCGGTTTTTGGCCTTGAATTTACTTACACCTGCACATGGGTTAGCCTTCACGTACCCTCGCTCATACCCCCAACTGTAAACACGGGACATACTGCTTTTTTCATGGTTGGCTTGCGTTTTACTCTGCTCCCCTCTTTTGTCCATGTATCGACGGATGTGTTCTGGTTTTATGGAATCCGCTGGTACCTTACCGAATACGGCAAGCAACTTTTTTTGATGTTGCAGATAATCTTTTTGTGTTCTTGGACTAAGGTCACTGTAATAGGCGCTGGCGAGGAATTTTTCCCACAAGCGACCGAATGTCATTGCACGATCGCGATTATTTACAGTTTCCTCATACTTTTTCCATAAAGCAGCTAAACCATCCTTGATGGCGGTTAGTGTGACAGATTCTCTGGATGTTGGTTTCCATACATAACTATATTTATTTGGGTATACATTTGGAGGTAATTTTTCGTGTTCAGGATTTTTCCTTCGTCTTCCCATCAGATCGCACCAAAATTCGGCTCTACCTCGCGTGGTGGTAAAGTTTTATTGCAGGTAAATAGATCCCGGCTGACAATCGGTTTGCCACTACGATTGGTATAGAACGGAAGCCCGTTTTCCATTAACCATTTTCGCTGGTGGCTTGCATATTTGCAGCCCGTTAATATTAGCAATTCATCTTCGGTTAAAAATAAGCTGCTCATAGCTATATCTCATAACCGCCGCTAACTATATACGGTTAGCGGCAATTAGGGTTGAACATTAAAAATCAGCCTGACTCGGGATCAGTTTTTGCCAGATAGCTGAAACGTATTTTGCCTGGTAACGAGCGTCATCAAGTGCATTATGGCGCTCACCTTCGAATGGAATAGCCGTTCTGGCATCGAAGTCTATGGCTTTCCCCAGCTCAACGATTGTGCGTACATCGCGATCGTTGTAGTAACGCCACGGGCAGGGGATCCCCTGCCGTTCGTATGAACGGCGCAAAATCGTGTTGTCGAAGTTGGCTCCATTTCCCCAGACCTGAACAAAAAATTCACCGGAGTTTTCGTCGATAAATTCCCGCAATTGTAACAGTGCATCATCTAACGGGATTTCATCGGTCATAATGGCAGATTGCGCTTCGCGTGATTGCTTAAGCCACCATTTAATGGTGTCCCGATCAATGACTCCGCCAGCAGTTTCCAGATCGATAGTCTTACTAAATTCCGGTCCCATATCTCCGGTTTGCGGATCGAAAAATATTGCACCTATTGAGATGATCGGGGCATCAGGATTTTTTCCCATGGTTTCAAGGTCGATCATTAGATGGTCACACGTCCTGCTGGTGGATGTGATTTCGTGATGACCGGTCACCTTAATTGAGTGATCTGCCGTCTCGCCAGTTTTATTATCGCTGGCGTGATGCTGATTGCCGCCAGGGTTCTCCTTGTGTGGATGTTCAGCGCCTTCCATTTCCTCCGGATCATTTTCCTGAACTTCAACCTGATTCTCTTCATCGAATGTTTCCTGGTATGTTGCGTCGCCCATCACCGCGCCACAATCAGGGCAGTTGCCGCCACCGCTCTGACCGCAGGCGGTGCAGACTTTTTCCGGTTCCTGTTGCGCTACTGGTTCGGATTGTTTCGTTTCTGGCTCGTTTTGTAACGCATTTGGGCTATTTTGTTCCGCTTTTTGGTCGTTCCGTTCCGATTCATGCTGGTTCTGGTTCACAGAATCGCGAGTCTGGATCCCCTTGACCCATTTCGGATCATTAGGGTCGCTAATCCCCTCAACAAATTCACCACGCGATACAGCAAGTAACTTATCGGCGTCAGGCTGGCTGATATTGGCTGCCTGCATAATTTTGTTTACTTCGTCAGCGGTGACTTTTACTTGGTTAGCGGAACTCACCTGCGACTGAGCATCCAGCGACTGCGCGTTTTGGCCATGTTCAGTTGTATCCGGTTCCATTGTTTCAGTTGTTGCCTGTTCACCTGCCATTGCGTCAGATGGTTGTGGTTTTTCTTCTTCTGTTTCACGCTCAGTAACCACCTCGCGGTTAATTTCTTCCAGGATATCTTTTTCCGGCGTATGCCGGGCAGCTGTGAGAGTTTCCTTGCTGGGGTTCTCGTGATCAGTTTCCGTCAAATAGGCGTTGATATACCCCTGAAGGCGTCCCGGGTAGTGATAAAATTCAGGGTGTGCGCTTCGGATAAGTGCAAAAATAGCGGCGCGGGAATAGTCCAGAATACCCGGGGTTGCACGAAGTGCTGCGGACCATTCTTTGAACGGACTTTCTTTGTTCAGGACTACTTCTTTTGCGCGACGATAAACGCTGCCCGGAATTTCATAAATATTAAAATCCATCGGAAGTGTGGCTGCTGCAATCTCCACATCCAGTGTGTCGAGGGTGTGTACTAAATTCGGATTGCGATCGGTTTTGTTCCCACCGCCAGCATTAGCACCGGAAGCCGTGCGGGTGATGCGTGAAACACGATTTCCTTTCATCCACTCTTTTGTCAGCAGACCCCGATCAGTGTAGTCAGCGTCCAGGTATGCTTCGAAAAAAGCAGTTATTAGTCCCAGGTCTGAATTACCAGGATTAGGGAAAACTTTGTCAGTGTCACGAACCAGTTTGTGGAGGTCGCGAATCTCCAGCGAGTCGAGCAGACTGGTTTTATGCGAAATAGCCAGGGCAGTAACAGCCGGTAGTTCTTCAGCCCGTGCAATGTGTAATGCCTGGAGTTCGTCGCGTGAAACGTGCGTTACTGGTTTTTCGCTGCCGTGTTGAGCAAGCCAACGAATGGGCAGTTCCTGACCGGAGACAGGCAGAAGCATGCTCTCCTCAATCTCAGCCATGTCTTCGCCGTTGATGTTGGTATTGTCAGTGCTGGCTGGTTTGTCCTGAACAGAGGGGGAAGGGCCGATAAATGTCATTGTGATGCCATCTTTCCCGCCTTTTTCATAGCGGTTGCAGAATTCAGTATCAAACACGCCTTCTGGCGGAAGGTCGTCAACAACGGGCAAATTGACGCGGACGGGTTTTTTAAAGTCGTCTTCATCATAATCGTTGTCATCCATTGCGGTAATGCAGCGGGAGATTGCAACAGATAATTTTTTTGCTGTAGTCCAGTAAAAACCACCTTTAATTCCTAGGCGTTTTCTTACTTTGTCATTTTTTGCTTCGCAATATAGTGCAAATTCTTCTTTATCAGTGCTCATTATTGGTAAACCTCATCACAGATTTAAGGGTGAACAAATCTCTGCCATTGCTGACATATAAGAATGAAACTGGATATTTATTACGGTGCTGTTTTAAAGACCTGCCGGGATTTCGTTATTATCCTGGTGAATAACTTTATCGACCGGATAACAGTTGCCTGGAATTTTCTGTTCGGTTGCTGCTGCCATACATTCCTGCATTGTTCTGTGAACACTGACTGCAATATCAACTGGCTCTCCGGAAACAAGAAAAACCGTCAGAATAAGTGCAAATACTGGATTCATTGTGCACATCCTTTTGGCATCAGACGTAAACGGGCCAGCATTGAAACAATGCATACTTTATTTAATAACTCCCGTTCGTGTTTTCTTTTGTTAATGGCATCTTCAGTAAATACAGGATTACTGATAGTGACACCAATTTCAAAACAACCTTCAGACGTATTAACGTTTGGTAATAACGTTTTCATTATCGCGCCCTCAACAATGAGTTTTGTGATGCGGTGCCTGGTGCCTCCAGGTGACGTTAACCAGTTAACAATTAACGCCGGATACAGAGAATCCACCCATAACACTGTTTTTGGTTTTAACTGTTCCGCGTGCGCTTAGCCGCATTCACCGCATCACAAAATTCACTTTAAAAAGGGCGGCAGAGCAGTCACGGAGTAAAACTGATACCGCCAAACGTCACCAGAAAATTGATAACAGAGGGCGTTGCAGCGGGGTTGTCACTTAAGCGTATGGTCAACCTGACAACCAGGTGTCCTCAACGGGGAAGGAATAACCCCGCCATACTTACCGCCGCGCCATTTCGCGGAGTGCCACAACCGGAAGCGCACGGCCGACGAAAATTTAACGACAGGCTATCTATGAACCAGCTACCTCGCCGTGCGCTTTCGCGTTATGGTCTGACTTTTCATGGAAATATCCTTTCAGTAAACTGTCAGTGCCGGATGCTCACCCGTGTCCGGCGCACGCACTCCACCTCACCCGTGGAGAACTCCTTAATTACCAACCTTAGCTTCGTTGGTTAGCTATTAACGCGGGTATGTAATCATTCTGGCAATGCTTAATGCCGCTGCTTTTTCCAGCCTGGTGATATCCTGCTCCAGAGCGGACAGATTTTCAGCCTGCTTAGCCCTGGCTTCATTGGCCCATTTCAGATCCTGCGCTGCATTAATTTTCTGGCGCATCCACTCATAAAGTTCATCATCGGTATAATCTGGCGCGATGATGACGGGTTCTCGTTTCTGCATACTGATTCCTCGCGGTGTTGCTTCGCTTATCAGCCGTTAGATTTTGCCGAGCTGGAAAGCGCCTGTTTAAACTCACTGAAGCTGAGAGCTTCTTCGCCTTCGGCAAGGCCTTCGAAGTATTCTTCGTAAGCCTTTTCCATGATTGTGTCGAAATCCATATCACCCACCTGAATTTCTTTCCAGCCAGCGACGCGCTCCAGATTCGGTTTTAAACGTTTTGCTTTTGGTATACGTCATTGCGGTGAACGTACCGTCCTGGTTGGGGAACACGCCACATACCAGAGATTCGCTGTTGCCAAGATTGATAGTATCCATGCTGACCTCATTTCCCCTTAACGCCGGGGTAGCGGAACAAAAACCTGCTGCATAGTTATTAAAGTTGAACCCTGCCGTCATGTTCTTACGCCTCGGGCTGGCTACTTAACCCCTGACCACTGCCTGGTAACTCGAAGTATTGCCCTGCATTCTGTGGGGCGGGGTGGGTGGCAGGCATATAATGTACTTTGCGTTCATTGTTGTAAAGTACTTTTAGTACATTCTGTGTGTAAAAAAATGAGATGGGATAAAGTGAAGCACAAACCCGGAGGAAGGCGCTACCGGATTTATGCTGGTTTAAGAGGCTTTTTGTTTTTTCTTTCGTGCTAACTCTTCGTAAATTGCATTGTACTTCTGTTTTTTCTCTTCAAGAGTTTTTAAAAGTTCATCTGTCTCACTGTCAGGGAGCTCGTCCAGAAGGTCAATGATGATTTTTTGTCTTGGATTTAACTCCTGATAGAAACGTACCTGTCCACTTTCTTCTGTATCCTCTCCCAAAAGATAGGTTGGTGTTGTTCCTATTAGTGTTGCTAATTCCCTTAATTTCTCCCGGCGAGGAATTGTTTCGCCATTAAACCATTTGCTAACCGCTTTTGGTGTTAATTTCATTCGACGGGCAATTTCTGCCTGCCTTCCATGTTGTTCATAACCAGCGTTTTCACAGGCTAGCGCAAGCCTACTGGCGAACTCTTTACGCGCTTTATCTTCATGAACCATAAGTTCAATGATATTCGCTCTTGAATGTACTGTCAGTTCTGTTATAGCATGTACTCAAAGTTCACATTGTGAGGGTGATATGAACCAGAAAACACTTGAAGATGTAATCAAAACTGTTCGCGTTGCTGTTGTGGCCGACGTTTGTGGTGTCAGCCAAAGAGCAATCTATAAATGGATGGATAACGGAAAATTGCCTCGCACAGAATATACCGGCGAAACAAATTACGCTGAAAAAATCGCTCTTGCATCAAACGGATTATTTTCTGCCGATGCAATTTTAACTATTGGCAGGAATAAAACTACTACGAAAAAGCTGATGGGAGTTGATTCATGAAAATCAAGCATGAACACATCCGCATGGCGATGAATGCCTGGGCGCATCCGGACGGCGAAAAAGTACCGGCTGCGAAAATTACCAAAGCGTATTTCGAGCTGGGAATGACGTTCCCGGAACTGTATGACGACAGTCATCCGGAAGCCTTGGCTCGCAATACCCAGAAAATTTTCCGCTGGGTAGAGAAAGACACCCCTGATGCAGTTGAAAAAATTCAGGCGTTGTTACCAGCGATCGAAAAGGCAATGCCACCTTTGCTGGTGGCCAGAATGCGCAGCCACAGTTCAGCTTATTTTCGGGAGCTGGTGGAGACGCGGGAGCGATTGGTGAGAGACGCTGATGATTTTGTCGCAGTGGCAATCGCCGGTTTCAATCAGATGAACTGTGGTGGCCCGGCAGGAAATGCTGTGGCAGTACATTGACTGACAATAGCCATATCGAATCGCTTCCGGCAACTCGTGAGTAAAAAGATTCGGTATCAGAAGAGGTGAGTATGGCTAACGCCTGGCTCAGATTATGGCATGACATGCCAAATGACCCTAAGTGGCGAACAATTGCCAGGGTGTCAGGGCAGCCAATTGCAACAGTGATGGCAGTGTATATCCACCTCCTGGTGAGCGCGTCACGAAATGTCACGCGAGGTCACATTGATGTCACGACAGAAGATTTGGCAAGTGCGCTCGACGTGACAGAAGAGGTAATTGATTCAATTTTGCAGACGATGCAGGGGCGGGTACTTGATGGTGATTTAATCACTGGATGGGAAAAACGCCAGGTGCTTAAAGAGGACAACGGCAATATTTCGCAAACCGCAAAATCTCCTGCAGAGCGCAAGAGGGCGCAGCGAGAGAGGGAAAGAAAGCAGGAACAAAATGGCGATTGTCACGGCGCGTCACGAAATGTCACGCACATGTCACGACGAGTCACGACAGATAAAGATACAGATAAAGATACAGATCAAGAAGATCAAAACACTATGGTCCATGGCGTAAAAAACGCCACGAACCAGGCAGGGGATGTTCAGACCGTCAATCCTGGTCAGCCAGCAGGCACGACACCGGAAGCCGATTCAGCGTATGCGCTGAAAGCCGATTCGGGCGCTGTGCAGCAGGTGATGACCGCAAGGCCGGAGCAATCACACCAACTGCAGCAGCCTGAAGCCGATTCCGCCATTCAGCGGGAAGCCGATCGGGTAGTCCCGGAAAACACCGGGCAGCCTGTGGGACGAGTAGATTATCCGGATGTGTTCGAACAGGTCTGGCGGGAATACCCGTTGCGTGCTGGGGCAAACCCGAAGAAATCCGCTTTCAGTGCCTGGAAGGCCAGATTACGCGAGGGGGTGCCACCAGAGGCCATGCTGGATGGTGTGAGGCGTTACGCAAGATACCTGGCGGCTACCGGGAAAACGGGAACGGAATTTGTTCAGCGAGCGACGACGTTTTTTGGACCGGACCGGAATTTTGAGAACCCTTGGTTGCTCCCGGTAAGCGGCACGAACAACCAGCGTTGTGTGAATCATATTTCTGAACCGGATAACGAAATTCCGCCGGGCTTCAGGGGGTAAGTGTTAATTTCTGGTCATGAGGTAATTTTCAGGAGGGCTTGTGGCAAAAGTATTTACACAAGAAGAGCGGGAAAAAATTAAGAGGCAGGTTGTTGAACTCGTGCGCCTGAGCGGGCGCGAGACGTTACGACAACTGGAAGCGAAAACAGGTGCGACAAGATATCTGATGAGTGTTCTCGCCAGAGAGCTGGTTGCCAGTGGCGATGTATACAATTCTGGCTACGGGTTATTCCCGTCTGAACAGGCGCGTAAGGACTGGCAAAATGCCCGCAAAAAACTCTCAAGGGCAAAGGTGAAGAAACCTGCAGTGGTTGATCCGGACCTTATCTGGTCGTTACCAGACGGCGAAATACGCCGCTACGACAGGCGCCTGAATATAATCTGTCGCGAGTGCCGGAAGAGCGAAGCTATGCAGCGTGTACTGGCATTTTATCAAGGAAATGTTAGGTATTTTAGACGTTACTAGATTAAAGAGCATTAGTTCAGATGTGAATTGACATTTTCATGGCGCAGGGTAGAGCCAGCGTGGTTGTCCGCTTTGCGTCAAAACCAGATATTACCAGATTTAGACATATATTCCCGATAGCCCTGCTCTGATGCTACACTCTGTGCTATTTTCATGACCCCAATAAAAATATTTATGACTATTGCTGATTTCAAACGGCCTAAATTGGAGCTCCCAAACGGGGCAAACAAACTACTACTGCACTCTTGCTGTGCTCCATGTTCCGGTGAAGTGATGGAGGCGCTTCAGGCCTCGGGAATCGACTACACCATCTTTTTCTACAACCCGAACATTCATCCTCAGAAAGAGTATTTAATTCGTAAGGATGAAAATATTCGCTTTGCTGAACAACACGGCGTGCCGTTTATCGATGCTGATTACGACACCGACAACTGGTTTGAACGTGCCAAAGGAATGGAATGGGAGCCTGAGAGGGGGATCCGTTGTACCATGTGTTTTGACATGCGTTTTGAGCGGACAGCGTTGTACGCTGCTGAAAATGGTTTCAGTGTGATCAGCAGTTCACTGGGCATTTCACGCTGGAAAAATATGCAGCAGGTTAACGAGTGTGGGCGGCGAGCTGTTGCGCATTATCCGGGTATGGTGTACTGGGATTATAACTGGCGCAAGCAGGGCGGCTCGTCCCGTATGATTGAAATCAGCAAGCGCGAAAAATTCTATCAGCAGGAATATTGTGGCTGTGTGTATTCTCTGCGCGATACCAATCTACACCGCAAATCTCAGGGACGCCCTCTTATCAAAATTGGCCAACTCCACTACGGAAAAGAAGAGAAGGAGTGATTTTATGGATCACCTTTCTGATTGATTTCATATTGGCGAGGTGACGTGAGTTAAGTAGAATGGCTGCGGGTGCTTGAGGCTATCTGTCTCAGGCATGAACACTGAAAGGCAGATAGAGAAAAGCCCCAGTTAACATTACGCGTCCGGCAAGACGCTTAACATTAATCTGAGGCTCAATCTATGAACGGCAAATCTAGGTTAGCCTCTTACGTGCCGAAAGGCAAGGAGAAGCAGGCTATGAAGCAGCAAAAGGCGATGTTAATCGCCCTGATCGTCATCTGTTTAACCGTCATTGTGACGGCACTGGTAACGAGGAAAGACCTCTGCGAGGTACGAATCCGAACTGGCCAGACGGAGGTCGCTGTCTTCACAGCTTACGAACCTGAGGAGTAAGAGACCTGGCGGGGGAGAAATCCCTCGCCACCTCTGATGTGTCAGGCATCCTCAACGCACCCGCACTTAACCCGCTTCGGCGTTTTTTCCGTTGATTAACTCTAGTTATTAGAGAACCGAACTTTTATTGATGGGGCAGGGAGATGAAGAAACTTGTTTTAGTCGCAGGTGTAATGATTGCAACAGTAATGTTGGGAGGGTGTGCAGCAAAGGTCGATCCAGCGTTGAAAGCAGAAGCAATGAAGCCACTAACATGTAATGATGAAAAGCAATGTGACTTTTATTGGAAACGAGCGCAATTCTGGTTGGCTAATAATTCCTCATGGAAAATTCAAACGGCGACAGACACGCTAATTTCCACTTATAATCCCTCTCCAAATAGTCCATTCCTCGCTTATCAAGTGAGTAAAATGCCAAATGAAGATGGATCCTCAAGAATTTTCATCAAGCCTTTTTGCGATAATATGTTTGGCTGTCAACCAAACCCCTATCAGGCAGTTGTTTCCTTTAAAAACTTCGTTAAAACAGGGCAGTAGTGTATAGCTTGGACGATAAATTATTAGTGAAAACGCCGTAAACCCTCACCCAATGTGGACTAAGTCTATCAAACATGACTGTGATGATTAGTCCGTAGTTGTTGTCTATGAAATCTGGATTGAGTCAGGGTTTAATCCAATAATTATTCTATCGTTCCTTTACAAGTCCGGTATATTACTTTCAGTTTGTTTTAGCATACCCGCTTCGGCGGGTTTTGTTTTTTCCTGGCATTCTGGTTTACAATTCGCACGCCAGCCTGAACAACTGGCACCTGCTGCGCCAGCAGAGACAACCGATGGCGCACGATACCAAATTACACAATTCTGATGATTCTGCCGTCTTTGCCAGCAGGCACGGGCGGCGTTCCCGCACTTTCAAATCTGACTGGTTCCAGCATGACCCATGTACTGAAGAACAGGCCGAATGGCTAATTCATAACTATCGCAGACGCGGATACGAGATTAAGAAAGCCCTCAGCCTCGATTATCGTCACTGGATAATCTATGTCAGGCTCCCTTATTCCGAACGCCCACCGCGCCCATCCCGCACATACCAGCAACGGATCTGGAGGTAACGTGCGGATATTACTTCGACCTGTTCTGGTACCGGAACTCGGGCTGGTGGTCCTTAGGCCGGGCCGTGAATCCATGCAAGTATTTCATAACCCTCGAGTGCTGGTGGAGCCTGAACCGAAAAGCATGCGCGGTCTGCCGTCCGGAGTCGTCCCTGCCGTTCGCCAGCCGCTGGCGGAGGATAAATCATTACTGCCATTTTTCAGCGATGAGCGGGTGATTCGTGCTGCTGGCGGCGCTGGGGCGCTGTCTGACTGGCTGTTGCGTCATGTCAAATCCTGCCAGTGGCCTCATGGTGACTATCATCACAGTGAAATCGTCATACATCGTTACGGTACCAGCGCGATGGTGTTGTGCTGGCACTGCGACAACCAGTTGCGTGACCAGACATCCGAATCACTCGGGCAACTTGCTCATCAAAACCTGTCAGCATGGATGATTGACGTCATACGCCATGCAATGAATGGCACGCAGGAGCGGGAATTGTCGCTGGCTGAATTATCTTGGTGGGCGGTCTGCAATCAGGTGGCGGACGCGCTTCCGGAGGCAGTATTACGTCGTTCTCTGGGGGTACGTGCGGAAAAAATCCGCTCCTTGTACCGCGAAAGCGACATCGTACCGGGAGAGCAGACCGCCACCAGCATACTGAAGCAGCGCACAAAAAATCTTGCGCCGTTGCCTCATGCCCACCAGCAACAGAACCCACCACAGGAAAAGACGGTGGTATGCATCACCGTTGATCCGGAGTCTCCGGAATCTTTCATGAGGCGACCTAAACGTCGCCGTTGGCTAAATGAGAAATATACGCGCTGGGTGAAGACACAGCCGTGTGCGTGTTGTGGTCAGCCAGCCGACGATCCCCATCACCTGATTGGTCACGGTCAGGGAGGGATGGGAACAAAGGCCCACGATATTTTCACGCTACCGTTGTGCCGGGAACATCACAACGAACTTCATGCGGATCCGCTGGCGTTCGAAGAAAAGCATGGTTCCCAGGTTGATTTAATTTTTCGTTTTCTTGATCACGCCTTTGCAACCGGCGTGCTCGGGTAAAAGAGGTTACTGATGCGTATAGAGTTTGTTTTGCCTTATCCGCCGACGGTGAATACTTACTGGCGACGTCGTGGCAACACATATTTTGTATCAAAAGTCGGTGAGCGTTATCGCCGTGATGTGGCACTAATTGTTCGCCAGCAGCGGTTGAAATTAAACCTGTCCGGAAGGCTGGCAATAAAAATTATTGCAGAGCCACCGGATAAGCGCCGCCGCGACCTGGACAATATCCTGAAGGCACCACTGGATGCGCTGACGCATGCCGGACTTCTCATAGACGACGAGCAGTTTGATGAAATCAATATTGTGCGCGGACTGCCTGTTCCTGGTGGTCGGCTGGGGATAAAAATCACAGAACTGGAGTGCGCATGAATAACCAGTATTTACAGTTTGTGCGTGAGCAGCTCATTATCGCTACCGCTGATTTGAGTGGGGCAACAAAAGGTCAGCTTGAAGCCTGGCAGGAGAATGCCATGTTTGATACAGGGCGTTACAGGCGTAAAAAAATCCGGTACCGCGATGAAGTGACTGGAAGAATGATAACGCGGGATAGTCCACCGATACCGGGAAAACAATCACTGGCGAAAGGCTCATCAATTGCTCTGGTAAGTCAGGTTGAGTTTTCGACATCATCATGGCGACGGGCAGTTCTGTCTCTTGAAGAACATCATAAAGCCTGGTTGTTGTGGTGTTACAGCGGGAGTATTTGTTGGGAATATCAGATCGCGATAACACAGTGGGCGTGGAATGAATTTAATACTCAATCCGGTACCAGAAAAATTGCAGGGAAAACGCAGGAACGCCTGAAAAAATTAATCTGGCTGGCGGCGCAGGCATTAAAAGCAGAACTTTTTGGTGGGGAAGGTTATGAATACCAGGAGCTGGCATTACTGGCGGGAGTGACAACTAAAAACTGGTCCAAAACATTTACTCGTCACTGGGTTGCAATGAAACACATTTTTCACCGACTTGATAGTGAGGCTTTATTGTTTGTAATGAGAACACGTTCAAAACAAAAGGCGGCATTTTCAAAGCAAAGTGTTGCAAAAGTAGATTGAAAGGCATATATTTCATGCAAATCTGATATTTTGCCGATTTTGTACGTGATGGCAAAAGCAAACAAAACCCGCCCACAAGCGGGTTTTTTGTGCCACTTATCTCGGATAGACATGGTGAATGCGCTGGTGGAGGAGATAAGGGTGATTTTTGAATGCTTGCAACATTGATTTCGTAACGTTATTATCCTGCGCCCGGCCCTTTAGCTCAGTGGTGAGAGCGAGCGACTCATAATCGCCAGGTCGCTGGTTCAAATCCAGCAAGGGCCACCAGCCGCCACTAGCTCATCAGGAAAGAGCGTCAACCCTTTAAGTTGAGTGTGCGAGGTTCGAGTCCCCGGTGGCGGTCCAGTGCCGACTTAGCTCAGTAGGTAGAGCAACTGACTTGTAATCAGTAGGTCACCAGTTCGATTCCGGTAGTCGGCACCATATGCGGGCATCGTATAATGGCTATTACCTCAGCCTTCCAAGCTGATGATGCGGGTTCGATTCCCGCTGCCCGCTCCAGTTAGAGTCTTTCAGTCTGCGATGATGGGAAATCCCGGAGTGACTGAAAGACGTTTAAGTTATGAATGATCGCCTTTTTTTGCAAAATTGCTGTGCAGAAATACTAACCTTCGGGCAGGCGATCATTCATAAGCACTCTGCTTTTATTCCGATTAACTGTGGGTGGTTTGTTGGATAGAGTGCTTTCCTTTCTGTATATATCGTTTCGCCCGCTTTTGCGGTTTTTTCTTTTCAAATCCCTTTCATTTCTCAGTGTAAAACTACGCCATCCGTTATTTGCGGAGGTGAGGCTATGAAATCCATGGACAAAATTTCAACGGGCATTGCCTACGGCACCTCCGCAGGCAGTGCTGGCTACTGGTTTTTACAGTGGCTTGATCAGGTCAGTCCGTCACAGTGGGCTGCGATTGGTGTACTGGGGAGTCTGGTTCTGGGCTTCCTGACTTATCTGACAAATCTGTACTTCAAAATCAGAGAAGACAAGCGTAAGGCTGCACGGGGAGAGTAATTCAATGACTCAAAACTATGAACTGATTGTGAAAGGGATCCGCAATTTTGAGAATAAAGTTACGGTAACTTTAGCGTTACGGGACAAAAAACGCTTTGACGGTGAAATTTTTGGCTTGGACATCTCGCTGGACCGTGTTGAAGGTGCCGCGCTGGAGTTTTATGAGGCAGCAGCCAGAAGGAGCATCAGACAGGTCTTCCTGGATGTTGCTGCCGGGTTATGTGAAGGGGACGAGCTGTTGCCAGAAACGCGCCCCTGTTCAGAGGCGCGGTATACCATAAAAATTAACAGTTCTGATAACTCGATTACAGGTTGTTAGCTTTTTGCAGTTGGCTTTCCAGTATCTTTCATTGGTAGCATCCTGATAAATATCCATGAGCGCAAAAATCAAATACGGCCTGTCAGCTGCTGTTCTGGCGCTGATTGCTGCAGGCGCGTCTGCTCCTCAAATACTTGACCAGTTTCTGGATGAAAAAGAGGGTAACCACACTACGGCATACCGCGATGGTTCCGGTATATGGACCATCTGTCGTGGTGCCACAATGGTGGATGGTAAGCCCGTCATACCGGGAATGAAGCTGTCGAAGGAAAAATGCGACCAGGTTAACGCTATTGAACGTGATAAGGCGTTGGCATGGGTGGAGCGCAATATTAAAGTACCACTGACCGAACCACAGAAAGCGGGTATAGCGTCATTCTGTCCCTATAACATTGGCCCCGGTAAGTGTTTCCCGTCGACGTTTTATAAGCGGCTGAATGCCGGTGATCGTAAGGGCGCATGCGAGGCGATTCGCTGGTGGATAAAAGATGGTGGGCGCGATTGCCGCATACGTTCAAATAACTGCTATGGACAGGTTATTCGTCGTGACCAGGAAAGCGCATTAGCCTGTTGGGGGATAGATCAGTGAGCAGAGTCGCAGCGATTATTTATACTCTGGTTATCTGCACCATCGTCTGCCTGTCGTGGGCGGTCAATCATTACCGTGATAACGCCATCGCCTACAAAGAACAGCGTGATAAAAAAGTCAGTGAGCTGAAGCAGGCGACTGCCACCATCGCTGACATGCAACAGCGTCAGCGTGATGTTGCTGCGCTCGATGCAAAGTACTCGAGAGAATTAGCCAATGCGAAAGCTGAAAATGAAACTCTGCGCGCTGATGTTGCCGCTGGTCGTAAGCGCCTGCGGGTCAATGCCAGTTGCTCCGCAGCCGTGCGTGAAGCCACCGGACCCACCAGCGTGGATAATGCAACCAGCCCCCGACTGGCAGACACCGCTGAACGGGATTATTTCACCCTCAGAGAACGGTTGATGACGATGCAGAAGCAACTGGAAGGGGCACAGCTATACATTCGTGAGCAATGTCTCAGATAAAAAACGGCCAAGGATAATCCGCTAAAGATTCGCCGGTGGCGAAAGAGAGCCAAGGTGTCAACCTACGCTATTACTTATGATAATGCAACAGACGAAGCGGGACATTCAGGTGCATAACAAAGCGTGGCAGGTGAACTGCAAACCTGAAAAGGCGCAAAAATCTGCGCCAGAATGGTAGTTATTTTGTGGTTTTGAAAAGTTTCATGTACTGATTGATAGGTTTTCCTGAGTAAGAATCTGTCCCTGGCTCAGGAGTATCAGATAAAACTTTTGCAGCTAATTTGTTGGAGGCTTGATTACCAACCCCGACAATAGCCTCTACATAGAATTCATTGAAGGAATTTCTAAATCCGTATTGCATTTCTTCAATGCTGGCGATGAGAAGTTGAGTACCGATGCCTTGCGCTTTATATTCATCGGCTACTGCATAGCCAACGCCAAAGCATGGTTTACCTTCAACAAACTCTGCAGGGACATATATAGCAACACCTTTAACATTTTCTCCTTCAAAGAATGCATAAGTAAACCGTGGTGTACCCTCTGCATCATCCAAAAGCACCTTCATATTTGGGTGAACTATGCATGGTGAAGGCTTAATCAGACCATTAGAAAAGGCGTATTGAAAACTAATTAATGAGTCTGTTGGATCAACGAGTTCTGGCATTTTGAGTCCTATGTATTTTGATATAAGCGATTCAACATACTACTTTCTTACGTTTAATTCTTTAACATTAACGAGCCAGGATTCGAAATTTTGAAAAAGAGTAAAGTTTTTAATAATTCATTCAAAGCATATCGCATGTGCACATCTAAGAAAGGCTTTCAGCTGTGAGCCTGGGTAAACCGTAAACTTTCGGCGACTCTGCCGTGCGACAGGTTCACGTCTAACATGTCTAAAAGGAAGAGTTATGAAGTTTCAGGTCGCTAAACTGTATCGTGGTAAACATTTCGCAGGGTATGGGATTGCAGTTGATGGTGAGTTACTGGAAGGGCAGCTTTCCGCCAGGACAGAGTCACGCGGAGGCGAGCCACCAACAGTCACTGTGACTTTCAGACTGACAGCAGAACATATCGAGAATCAGCCCGTCATTCAACTGAACAGGGGGTGAGGTATTTATGCCATCACGAATCCCACGCGCCTGCCGTAAGCGTGGATGTGCAGGTACAACCACAGACAGTTCTGGTTACTGCGATAAACATCGTGGCGAAGGATGGGTACAGCATCAACGCGGACTGAGCCGCCACCAGCGTGGCTATGGCTCGAAATGGGATGCCATACGTGCGCGCATACTGAAGCGTGATAATCATCTGTGTCAGAACTGCCTGCGCAATGGGAGAGCCGTTGAAGCCAGAACTGTGGACCACATCATTCCGAAAGCTCATGGTGGCACGGATGCAGACAGTAACCTGCAGAGTCTGTGCTGGCCCTGTCATAAAGCAAAAACAGCGCGCGAACGCATCAATTGATAACAGTTCCCATCTGTAGGGGAGGGGCGGGTCAAATCTCTGCAACCCTGGCTGCTCAGTACCGCCGCCTGACCCTTCCTCACATCGCCGCAGGTTCGAAAACTTTTTTTTGGAAATGTGAACAAACGATTGATAGGTAAGACCGATTATGTCAGGACCTCCGAAAACCCCGCCACGCCTGCATTTGATTCGAGGCAACCCCTCAAAGCGCCCCGTTAAAGACCACAAAAAAACCGCTAAAAAGGATGAAAAAGGTCTTCCTAAAATTCCGCAGCATTTAGGGGCTCAGGGGAAGTACTGGTTCAGGCGAATGGCGGAAGAGCTGAATGCGGAAGGGATCATTTCTCAGCTTGATGCGCGTGCGCTCGAGTTGCTGGTGGAAGCCTACACCGAATATCGGCATCACTGCGAAACACTCGATGTTGAGGGGTATACCTACCGCACGGAAACGCAGAGCGGTGATGTACTGATTAAGGCGCACCCCGCGGCGGCAATGAAAGCGGATGCCTGGAAGCGGATCCGGGCAATGCTTGCAGAGTTTGGTATGTCACCGGCAAGCCGGGCTAAAGTAAATATCGCCGGACCGGATGATGTTGATCCGCTGGCGGAGCTTTTAAAAGCGAGAGACTGATGGCAAAAGTGGCTGACGGGATCCGCTACGCCGAACGTGTTGTCGCAGGAGAAATTGTTGCTGGCGAATTTGTCCGCTTGGCCTGCCAGCGTTTTCTTGATGATCTGAAGTACGGCGAAGAGCGGGGGATTTATTTCAGTGAACCCCGTGCGCAGCACATCCTGAATTTCTACAAATTTGTGCCTCATGTAAAAGGGGCGCTGGCAGGCCAGCCCATTGAACTGATGGACTGGCATGTATTTATCCTCATTAATATTTTTGGTTTTGTCATTCCGCTGGTGAATGAAGAGACCGGGGAAGTTGTCATGCGCAGCGATGGCAGCGGACGTCCGGTGATGGTGCGCCGGTTCCGGACGGCGTACAACGAAGTCGCCCGTAAAAACGCAAAATCAACTCTGTCATCGGGTATCGGCCTGTATATGACGGGGGCAGATGGTGAAGGCGGTGCTGAGGTGTATTCAGCCGCCACCACGCGTGACCAGGCCAGAATTGTGTTTGAAGACGCCAAAAATATGGTCAGAAAAGCCCGGTCGACACTCGGGCGGTTGTTTGATTTCAACAAGCTGGCGATTTACCAGGAGCAGAGCGCATCAAAATTTGAACCGCTTTCCTCGGATGCAAACAACCTGGATGGTCTGAACATCCACTGCGCCATTATTGATGAGCTGCATGCACATAAAACCCGCGACGTGTGGGACGTTCTGGAAACGGCAACCGGTGCCCGCCTGCAGTCCCTGTTATTTGGTATCACCACGGCAGGGTTTAACAAGGAAGGGATTTGTTACGAGCAGCGTGATTACGCCATCAAGGTATTGCGTGGCTATAACAGCGATGTGGAGGGCGCTGTAAAAGACGACTCCTACTTTGCGATTATTTACACCCTCGATGAGGGAGATGATCCGTTTGATGAAACGGTCTGGCAGAAAGCGAATCCCGGCCTGGGCATCTGTAAACGCTGGGATGATCTGCGTCGCCTGGCGAAAAAAGCGAAAGAACAGGTCTCTGCGCGGGTGAATTTTTTTACCAAGAAAGTAACATCACGCCGTAACAACAGTGCGACCTGTCCTGATTTTTTTAGTAACCAAATGAAAGAAAAAGATTTTTTCTTGTTCGTCGTTTTTGTTTTTTCTGGAAGGTTCTGGCTGTTTTCATCATTTGTGTATTGCACTGTGTATTGCAAAAACGGGTTATAAATCACATGGCGCTAAACAAACTGAGCGATAAAAAACTTCGTTCCCTGCTTGGGCGCAGGAGTGAGAGGCAGGAAACCATCGCTGATGGTAACGGGCTTTCGGTACGGGTCAGTAAATACGGATGTGTTAGTTTTGTTTTCTTTTACAGACTGGCGGGAAGGGGAACCGCGCCCATCTGGCTGACACTTGGAAAATATCCTGATCTGAGTCTCAAATCAGCGAGAGAGATGCGCGATCAGTGTCGAACCTGGCTTGCGGAGGGCAGAGATCCACGGATTCAGATAAAAATTGAACGGGAAGCCACCTTGCAACCTGTTACCGTTCGTGAGGCACTTGAATACTGGCTTGATAATTATGCAATGGATAAGCGTAGGGGAGCAGAACATATCAGGCAGTGCTTTGGTAAACATATTTATCCGGTGATTGGTCATGTACCACTTAGTGATTGCTCTATATCTATGTGGATCAAGTGTTTTGACAAAATAAAAAAAGTAGCACCTGTACAGGCCGGAGCTTTGTTGCGTATATCAAAACAGGCGCTTAAATTTTGTAGGGTAAGAAAATACGCGATTAGTCATGAAATTGATGATCTTGAGGTCTGTGATGTGGGAAAAAAGTCTGCGCGAAGAAGCAGGGTTTTAACAGATGATGAAATCAGAGATTTATGGCGAAGTATTAATACTGATTATGACAATCACGAATTATCATATGAAAACCGAATTATTTTACGTTTCCTGGTAGTTTTTGGTTGTCGACTGTCAGAAGTATTACTGTCGTCCTGGGTAGAGTGGGATTTTGATAAGAAATTATGGCGCGTTCCCGCTGATCATAGCAAAAATGGCAGGGAAATAATCAGACCGATTCCTGATGGCATGTTTAACTGGTTAGTTACGTTAAAAAAAATAACAGGTAACAAAGAAAATGTGATTGGGTTTGATATGCGTCAGTGTACGGCAAGCGTAACTATCGGTAAGACATGGAAAAGGATGAAACACTCGGAGAAATGGACGGCGCATGATATGCGAAGAGTGTTTGCCACAAAACTAAGTGATCATGGTTTTGAACATAATGTGGTTGAACAGTTGCTTGGGCACACATTAGGCGGTGTTGCCGGGGTTTATAACAGAAGCCAGTATATGGACAGAAAAAAAGAAGCTATGAACTGGTGGTACGACTATCTGAATAAGCAAATTAGTGGTGACAGTAATGATTCAAATAGTTACGCGTGAAGAACTTGAAAATGATGAAACAATCGACAGGATGATTAAGGAAGATGAATGTGCATGGTTAACCGCTCTTGGCAGGAGACACAGATCGTTACTTGAAAAGGAAGGAAAATTTCCACGAAAAATATGTATTGGCCCACAAACAAAAGTCTGGCGCTTATCTGAGGTGCTGGAATGGGTAAAGGGTGAATGGAAACCCTGAACTAAATTAAATGAGATATAATCAACCCGTCTTTTGGCGGGTTTTTTTATAGGTGATATTTTTATGCAAAAATTTATTTATCCTACACCCGAAGAACGCATTCAGATTCTGAAAGAACATGGCGAACCGTATGATCGCCGTATACGCGAACATGAGTGTGCCAATCGTACCGGGCTTTCAAGAAGCAGACGTTGGGTACTTGAACAGGAGGGAGCATTTCCTGCTCGTGCTCATTTAGGGAAAGTGTCTGTTTCCTGGTTGCTCTCTGATGTGCTCTGGTGGGTTATGCATCCGCCAGGAGTAAAGGAAGTAAACAGCCCATACAAAAACGCCAATAAGTAATTACCGACAACCCCGCACCACGCAATGCGGGGTTTTTTGTATGTGAGGTAGAAAGCGATGAATAAAAATATTGCCGTGACGGGCAAGGGTGACGCACGTCATGTGAAAAAATTCTGTGATATTCGTGATCTGGTCGTTCTGCGCTTTGATGGTGTGAACGTTCGCGTGGTGTATCTGAACGGCGATCCGTGGTTTGTTGCAAAGGATGTTTGCGCTGCGCTGGAGCTGACCAATTCGCGTACGGCGTTGCAGATGCTTGATGATGATGAAAAGGGAGTAAATTTAACTTACACCCCCGGAGGAAATCAGAATATGAGCATTATCTCTGAGTCAGGTTTCTACAAACTAATAGCCCGCAGCCGCAAAGCAACGACGCCTGGCACGTTCGCCCATCGTTTCAGTAACTGGGTATTCAGAAATGTGATACCGGGTATCAGAAAAACGGGGGCTTATGGTATCCCGTGGGGCGCATTACAGGATTTTTCTCGCCGCAAAGAGCAATACCAGATAAGTGCTAGTGAGAAGGGGAGGGAGCTACAGGCATGTAAGCGCAAAAAGCGTGAGCTGGAGGAAGAAGAAAAAAGGCTGATACGTGAATACCAGCCTGAGTTTTACTTTGGTGAGCGTATTCAGTAACCACACGCGGTGTTGATTATACGGTACATCGTGTTGACCGGGAAGCTACCCACCAGCAAGGCAAAATCTTCTGCTAAAAAATGACATATGACCAGTCGTCCGGAAAGCATGAAATTTTACAAAAATGGAAAATGAAGATTTTTATTGTGCTGGTGGGTAAAAACAAAAAGCGCCCCGTTACCGGAGCGCCCTTGCGAACAATTAACCTACTGCGCAAAAAATGAATCTGTGCGGGGGGATTATATCAACCGTGGTCGAAATGACCATAGTTGCAGGATAACAGGCAAAACAAAGGCCACCCGCTACGGTGGCCCCTCGACACAAGCTACACGTTATCCCCAACGCATGAGCATAACCAACAATGCCACATTTACGGCTGGTGGGCAAATCCTGAGCTGTTCTGTAATTACAGAAACTACGGCATTGTCGCGGTTAGGTTATGATCAACTTTTTTTCAACTCTATATCGCAAGCACGCCGTAATATATCGCCTTCATTGCTTCCGCAAAGATTCTTTTTCTCGAAGCATGATTTTAAGATAAAGGCGGCGACAATTAGAACAATCGCACAGAGTGCACAATTTTTAAGTTTTGGCATCTTTTACTCCTATGGTTGCCGCCGTGATTCCTCACACCACGGCGCTGGTGATGGTTATTCCTGCTCTTTGGCCTTGCGACGCTGGCGGCGTTTGATCTCGCCTTTTGCGGCAGTAACTAAAAAACCAGCGGTACTTTCGCCAGGTTCTTTAAGTTGCTCAATATCATCCATTACTTCATGTGGGATTCTGACAGTTGTCATTTGTGATTTTGCGTTCTTTGCACCAGTTGCCATTTCTGGATCTCCTAAAAATTGGTGTATGTCAGTATACGCAAAAAAAATGATAAAAAAAGGCTTGAAGTGTATTTCACCAGTGAGTAAATTAAAAAGCAAAGGTGAAATACACCTAAAAGAGCGACGCCCCGCAGTGCTCGCAACACATGCAGGGCGTCTAACCAAACCGTTAACTGGAGTAACGATTATGGCTGGAACACAGCATACCCAAACTCACCCTAAATTTATATACACCTTCCTGGCGGTGCACCGTGATTGCATGGCTGACGGTAAAAACACTGTACACGTAGCCGCTGATACGCTGGTGGATGCCTGCGAGATGCTCAATGACATGGGCTATATCTCGGCAACATGGAAAGGGCGCGAAGAAAACACGCTGTTTATTCAGAAATGCGAGAACAATTTTATCTGGCGTTTTATCGCCCTGAGCACGGCACAACCGCGCGTGATTACCATTGAGGCCACCAGCGAACAGGAAGCACGCCAGCAATCCCCGGCTGGCTGCGTGATGGTATTCGCCGCCCGTATTCGTCAGGGGGTGCGCCATGTGCAATGACACCCGTCCGGACGCAGCCGCCGAAGCCATCAAAACACTGATTGATGCGCTGATTGATATTTCTGTTATCGCAGACAGGGCGCATAAGCACGCTACCAGCGAAACAGAATATGCCGGGGCTTTCGTTCCTCACTCACTGGCTGTTATGCAATTTAGTGCTGATATGGCACTGAATGAGGCCAGGGCTATCCTGATTGCTGATTGTGAAAATGGGGGGGGGGGTTATGCGTGATGATCGTTTTAATGCCCTGAAACAGGAATTTGATGGCGTATCGGATGATGCGGGTGATGCGTTGCTGGTTGTTAATGACCTGATAAAGGCCGCATGTTTTTTAATTGGAACCACTGAGCATTCAGGAACAGGCAGCGATATTCTCGTTATTGCGTCGGACTATGCTGAATATGTGGCAGAGGCGCGTTACAGAAGAAAATTCCCTGAGGGGGTGAACCATGCATAATCATGAAGCGCACTTACCTGTCGTGCTGAATGTGCCATCAGATTACACAGGGCGCGTTTTAATATTCCTGGATAAAGGGAAAGTAAAATCACAATGCCGTCTTAGAAATGATGAGTTTGTTGGTTCTCTGGCTTTTTTTCTGAAGCCTGTATTCGCGCCGGAATAAAACCGGAATCACTGACAGGAAAATAAAACCATGAAACAGAAAAATTCTGGCTTTACTGCCAGTGGCCCCGCTCGGCCTGAAATCCGCCCCGGCGATATTTTCCGGGATAACTACGGCGGCACGGTAACGATTAAAAGTATTGCCGGACGGTGCGTTACTTACCGCCGTGATGGGTACAGCTACGACTGCGTGATGCCTGTTTATCAGTTCCGGCGTGATTTTTCTCTGGAACAGGCCACACCACACAAACAGCCCACCAGCAACGCAAAGGCACGGGCAAACATTCAGAAAATGAAAAACATGATTAACGCATTCAGGGGTAAAAAATGAAACTGGCACCGAACTTAAAAAAACAGCCGCACGACAAAATGACCGAAGTCATTATTTTTGCGGGTAGTGATGCCTGGGCGCACGCGAAACAGTGGCAGGAGCAGGACGGGCGACTTGCTGGCGACAACGTGCCGCCTGTATGGCTGGGAGACAGCCAGCTTGACGAACTGGCAGACCTGAAAATTATCGACGATGGTCGCTATTGTGTCCGGCTGTACAAGGCAGGCCACATCAAGCCGTCAAATATTAACGCCATCGGGCAAAAGCTGGCGGCGGCAGGTGTACGGGATGCGAATTATTACCCTGAGGGAATGCACAGCCAGAAGCTGGAGAACTGGCACGACTACCTGCAACGGATCCGCGAACAGGCAGAGCGCGGGGAAATTCTTACTGACGAGCAATACAGCCAGCGAAAAACCACGCTACCAATGAGCATTGGATCTGCAGGGTACGACACACAGCTTGATTATGTCGTTAAGGGCGTGATTCCGGCTAATTCATTGTGTAGCACATACGGCGCGAGCGGTTCCTATAAATCGTTCCTCGCGTGTTCCTGGGCGTGTCATGTTGCCACGGGTCGCCACTGGGGAGGCCGCAGGGTGGCGCATGGTTCGGTGATGTATGTTGTCGGTGAAGGTGGCATTGGTGTCCCCCGCCGTATCAAGGCATGGGAAATCGTTAATGATGAACGGGTGGAAAATCTGTACCTGGTAAACCGCCCGATTTTTCCGGCAGTCCCGCTTGATGTCGATGAAATGGTCATCGCTTCCCGCCAGGTTGAACGGGAAACGGGTAAACCGGTACGCATGATTATTCTGGATACGCTGGCGCGTTGTTTTGGCGGTAATGATGAAAATGACGCGCGGGATATGGGAGCGTTTATCCGTGGATGTGACGAACTGAAACGACGCACAGGGGCCACGGTGCTGGTGGTTCACCATTCCGGCAAGGATGAAACAAAGGGAGCGCGTGGTTCCAGTGCATTTCGTGCATCTCTGGATGCTGAATACCGTATTCGCCGTGAAGGTGCGGACAGTGAAGCCCTGGTTATCTCCTGCACCAAAATGAAGGACGCGGAGGAACTGAAAGAGGCTGCATACGATTTACGTGTGGTGGAGCTTTTTACCGACGCTGACAAGGAGTTAATCACGTCGCTGGTGGTTGTGGATAAACCGCGCCCACCCGTTGAACTGGAGCGCATCGAGGAGGCCGGAAACAAGACGGAGAATCACGCCGCACTATGGGGCTGTATCCGGTCACGCACACAGCGCAGCGATAAATGCACTATCCCGTTATTGCGCGATGATATGAAAAAGCTGGGGTATGAGATGAAACACTTCCGGCGCTGGCTGTACAAGCTGGAAGGTGATGGCGTTATTGCTATTGACGGTGATGACGTGCGCCCACTGTAAAAAGTGGGTAGTAAAAGTGGGGAGCAGTGAGGAATGACCAGAAAAACCAGAGATAAGACAGCGCCAAAATATCGCGCATTAGACATGACAGAGCATGCCTTAAAGGTGGCAATCAGAACGATAGACCGCCATGCCGGAGAAGGGTACGCGAAAGCACATCCCGAACTGATAAGCGCATTCATGACCACAGCGGCGGCAAACTTTGCCACGTTGACAGAGCGGGAGATAGCCGAAGCGGAACAGGTGACAACCATCAACGTTAAAACCGGAGAGGTGACAGCATGACAGCACAGATAGCGGCTTACGGGCGGCTGGTGGCTGACCCGCAGTTAAAGACCACCAGCAAGGGGACACAAATGGCTATGGCGAGTATGGCGGTTCCCCTGCCGTGCAGCCAGGCAGATGAAGGAACGGCGACGATGTGGTTATCCGTCCTGGCGTTTGGCAGACAGGCTGACGCACTGGCAAAACACCGCAAAGGCGAACTGGTGAGCGTGGCGGGTAACATGCAGGTAAGCCAGTGGACAGGCCAGAACGGCGAAATGCGGCAGGGCTGGCAGGTCATCGCAGACAGCGTAATCAGTGCGCGAACGGCGCGACCGGGCGGCAAAAAAGGCCAGCAGGGCCAGGCTACTGACGCACTGAACAGGGCAAAACAACAGACAGGCCAGCACGATGATCCGTACGGGGACGGGATACCGTTTTAAGCAGTGAGGTACAGCATGATTAAAGACAGCAAAGCGGAAGAACTGGAGGCTAAAGGGCTGTACCGGAGAGCGGCGGCACGTTGGGCTGATGTTATGTGGCTGGTGAGCACTGACAAGGAGCGCGAACAGGTGGCAAAGCGTCGCGCGGAATGTATCCGTAAGGCAGCGCGTCAACCAGTCATACCGGATAATTTCGGAATACTGAAAGAGGCCATAAACCGCACACATACCGGGATGGGCTTACAGAAACCTGGCGGTGAGATGTTCAGGAACTACCCGAAAAAAAGGGATAATTGATAACGGTTGTTAACTGTTTCTGGTATCGTGGCAGCAGGAGGAAACATGCCAGTGACATTTGAAGAAGTCCAGCAACATAAAAAGCTTCATGATTTTGATGATCTGGAAACCACGACAGCAAAAAAATATCGCCGTCTGCTTTCTTCCGATGCGTTGTTTGTTGTGGATCATCATGATTTTCTGCGCAGCTCACTGACCGGGGAAATTTTCGCAACCAACCGTGAGCAGGTGGAAGCGATGATCGAATATCTGTGGAAAATAAGACGCAGAATGCGGGATCCAGTGAAACGGTAAAATGATAAAGGCCTGGTAAAATCCAGGCCATTTTTTTTACAGTAAGCCTATTAAGGCACTTGCGCCAGCCCCAACAATGCTGGCAACGGTACTGTTTTCCAGTAACTGCTTTAATACTGATTTGGCTTGTACATCCCCCGATTTAGAGACTTTTTCAACCAGTTCAGTGATGCTGATGTTTACCAGCATATGGTTATGCTCACCTATCTGCACTTGATTACCACTAATTGAACCAATGTTAAATGTATTACTTTTAGGTGGCGTCATATGTTCATTTCCCGTGATATTTTCAATATAGAGCGTCAACATATTTGGATGGTTGGTTCCCTGTCTGAGGGTTCCATTGGGAAGCAACTTCATATCTATAATTTTTAGATTTATCTCGTTTTTACCGACACACTGGATAATGTGTTGACCAATAGTTACTTCCGGTTCATTTGTATATGGAATTAATACCTTGTTTTCTTTTGCGTTTCTTTTACCTTTAAATGATTCGCCATTAATTATGAAAGTATCAGGGTATACCATTGCGCTTAAATTCATGATGCGTCCTTTGTTGTAGTCAGAGGTAGCAATAATAGGCCATGGTTTACTTCTTTTGTAAATTATTTGTTCGTGTTTTTTCGTGGTTGTTCGGCCTTACTGACAGGTGTTTACATACTGATTTTTATGTATATGTTGGCGTGTGGCACTCAGACGTGAGCCGCCACAATGCCGCCTGACCCCCTGCGCGATGCCGGGTTGATCTGCGAGATGCCGAGAGTGTCGGGCGGCGCTCCCTCCGTGTTGGTTTCACGTCCTGAATCTTAACCAATACGAGAAAACCTTCATGAAGAAATTAATCGAACTCCGCCAGCAAAAAACCGCCCTGAAAAACCAGATGCGATCCCTGCTGGAAAAAGCCGACAGTGAAAACCGCAGTCTGACCGATGACGAGGGCAAACAGTTTGATGAACTGCGTGCAAAAGCCGATTCCCTCGACACAGAAATTTCCCGTCTTGAAGCTGTTGCGGATGAAGAACGTAACCAGCCAGGTGTTTCCGTCGAAGAGAAAATCACCAAAGACGAACTACGCTCTTACATTCTGACCGGGGAAACCCGCAACCTGTCCGGCAGTGTCCCGGCTGATGGTGGTTATACGGTTATCCCGGAACTGAACAGAGAAATTATGCGTCAGCTTTCTGATGAATCGGTGATGCGTAAAATCTGTACTGTTAAAACCATTCACAGCAATGAATTTAAGCAACTGGTTTCTGCCGGGGGCGCGGTCGTTGAACACGGCGAAGAAGGTGCGGCACGTAACCAGACGGCAACCCCAAAACTGAATGAAGTCAGTATCCGCCTGTATCCGATCTACGCTTACCCGAAAACCACTCAGGAAATTATCGATTTTTCCGAAGTCGATATTATGAGCTGGTTATCTTCTGAAATTGGCGACACTTTCGTTGATACCGAAGAAACGGATCTGGTTTCCGGTGATGGCGAGAAAAAAGCTAAAGGTTTCCTGGCTTTTCCGCGCACTGCGGATAACGACAAAACCCGTCCTTTCGGTACGCTCCAGACGAAAAAAGTTACTGGCAGTCTCTGCGCCGACATGCTGATTGACCTGAAATTTACGCTGCGCAATAAGTACCGCAAAAAAGCTGTATGGGTGATGAACTCAAATACAGCCGCCTCCGCACAAAAACTGAAAAATGCCACTGGTGATTACATCTGGCGCGATCGTTTACAGGCTGGTGATCCTGATTCTCTGCTGGGGCTTCCGGTTGAATATCTGGAATTTATGCCGGACGGTGTGATTGCAGTAGGTGACTTTAAGCGCGGTTATTTCATCGTTGACCATGAAACCGGTACGCGTACCCGTCCGGATTTCAGCGAACCTGGATTCATTAACATCTATACCCAGAAATATCTGGGCGGTGGTGTGGTGGATTCGAACGCCATCAAGATTCTGGAAATTCAGGCTGGCAAGTAATGAGCAAAGGGGGCTTCGGCCTCCTTTTTCAGCTTTATGGAGTACACCGATGAAAAATACCGATTTTGAAATCCGTACATCTGAACTGACCGCCAGCGATAAAAAACTGGTGGGTTATGCCGTTCGCTGGAACAGCCTTTCAGAAATTATCTGGGACGAATTCCGCGAACAGTTCACGCTGGGGGCTTTTGCTGACTATCTGGCGGCGGGTAATGATGTGCGCTGCCTGTATGAGCATGACTATACCCGACTGCTGGGGCGCACCAAATCCGGAACACTGGTACTGACTGAGGACAACACCGGGCTACGTTTTGAACTGACACCGCCTGATACCCAGCTTGGAAAAGATGTGCTTACGCTGGTGGAGCGTGGCGACATTACAGGGATGAGCTTTGGCTTTCGCGCATTATGCGAAGAGTGGAATATCGCGCAAAAACCGTATCTGCGTACTGTTACCGCTGCAGAACTCAGGGAAATCACGATCACGTCGATGCCTGCTTATCCCGAATCTGGCGTGGAGATTGCCCACCGTTCGTTGTTTGCACAGCACCCTGAATTACGCCCGGCAGGAAATAATCGTCATCGCTGGGCAGAGCTGGCGGGGTTGTGATATGTGGTGGCCTTTTAGTCGTAAAAAAAGCGAGCAACGTAACCTGTCCATTGATGATTTTCTGGTGCTGTCCGGCGTACCGAATACCGGATCCGGAGAATATGTTTCTGCCGGGACGGCTGAATCATTGCCCGCAGTGATGAACGCGGTTTCTGTCATCGCTGAGGCGGTGGCCACGATGCCGTGTTATCTGTATCTGGTACGCAATGACAAGGGCAGGGAGGCGCGGGAATGGCTGGACAGTCACCCGGTCGATATTCTGCTGAATGAGCAGCCTAATTCGTGCCAGACACCTTACCAGTTTAAACGCACAATGATGCGTCACTGCCTGCTGAACGGTAACGCCTATGCGGTTATTGAGTGGGGGCGGGACGGTCAGCCAAAATCACTTCATCCTTATGCGCCGGGGTGTGTTGTACCGGAACGCACAGGCGCACACAAATACCGCTATACCATCACCGAACCCTATACAGGAACGGTACGCACGTATTTACAGGAAGAAGTCCTGCATCTCCGCTATGCCTCGGATGATGGCTTTCTGGGACGTTCCCCCGTCACGATTTGCCGTGAGGCGCTGGGGCTTGGCCTTGCTCAACAGCGTCACGGAGCCAGCATTATGAAAGATGGCATGATGGCGGCAGGGATTATCACGTCAGGCGAATGGCTGGACGGCGTGAAAGGTAAACAGGCATTAGACGCCCTGGAACGCTACAAGGGGGCGAAAAATGCCGGAAAAACGCCAATCCTTGAAGGGGGCATGGATTACAAGCAACTGGGGATGAGTAACCAGGATGCGGAATGGCTGGCCTCCCGTCGCTTCTCCATTGAAGACATCGCCCGGATGTTCAACGTATCGCCTATTTTTCTTCAGGAATACAGCAACAGCACCTACAGCAATTTCAGTGAGGCAAGCCGCGCGTTTCTGACCATGACAATGCGTCCGTGGCTGGCGAACTTCGAACAGCAAATCAAGGCCGCTTTGCTGGTGGCTTCTCCCGTACCTGGTACCCGTTATCTGGTTGAGTTTGATTCAGCCGATTTACTGCGCGCCACCCCTACCGAACGTTACGCCACGTATGAGAAAGGGATTAAGAACGGGATCATGAATCCGAACGAAGCCCGTGAGCGTGAGGGAATGCCGCCGCGTGAAGGTGGCGACGAGTTCAGCCAGGCATGGAAGCAGACTGTGGAAATTAAAGGTGAAAAAGATGAGTGAAGACAAAATTACACCTGATGAAGTCAGGGCACATCTTCGCCTTGATGACTTTTCCGGAGAAGGCGAACTTCTGAAAATGTATACCGATGCGGCGCTGGAAGCCTGCCAGAAGCATATCGGGAAACGTTTTGAAGACGGGCTGGAATTTACCCCGGCAATACGTGTTGGTTGCCTGATGTACATCGCTTTCCTGTACGAGAACAGGGAAGCGGTTTCACCTGTGGAGCAGTCTGAACTGCCTATGGCTATTTCTGCGCTCTGGTCGGTTTATCGTGATGTAGGGGTGTACTGATGCCGTGGCAACCATTAAGGCGATGCACTGAGCCGGGCTGTAATAAGCGCGTGAAGTCCGGCAAGTGCGAAGATCACAGGCGGGCTGCATGGCGTGCAGAGGATGCCAGACGGGGACACCGCCGCGCGCGCGGGTATTCCCGACAGTGGGACAAATACCGCGCCCTGTACCTGAGCAAAAATCCGTTATGCGTGCGTTGTCTGGCTAAGGGGATTTATACGCCAGCTCTTGTGGTGGATCACATCATTCCCATCAATGGCGGCGGTGATGTTCTCTTCTGGCCTGAGTGGAACCACCAGGCATTGTGCCAGACGTGCCATAACCGTAAGACAACACGGGAAGATCCAGCCACGAAAGCGAACCGTAAGGCGGGTATGTATCGCGAGCAGGAAGAACGGGCGGCACACCGTAACGACTGGATGTATGGCGATGATGACTGAACAGGAGCAAAACAGGCTGATACGTGGACTGATAAGGCAGCGTGACTTATGGAAGACACAGGAGACAGGGCACAAAGCCAACAGGACAGGGCGCACAGAACGCACCACAGCGAAGCGATTAACCGACCGTGACCGCGAGGTCATGGAATGTTTTCGCAATCGCTGGTGAGGCCGTCAGAGGGGGTGGGGGAGGTTTTCAGGACAAAACCGTCCCTGCCGGACACCGACCGCCTCCTCAAATTTTTGTGCACGGGAATTTTTTTGAAAATAATTGGGCGAAAAAAGAACATGGCAAGACCACCAAAAGCCCCCGCTTACCTGGATGAAATCGCGGTCAGGCAGTGGAAGGAAAAATCGCGCCAGCTTTCCGGGCGGGAAGACCTTACCCCCGCCGACTGGAGCAATCTGGAACTGTATTGTGTTAACTACTCCATATACCGCAAAGCCGTCGAAGACCTTGCGACGCGCGGGTTCAGCATTGTTAACAGTCAGGGCAGCGAGAGCAGAAACCCCGCCCTGAGCGCAAAGGCTGACGCGGAAAGAATAATGATCAAAATGGCTTCTTTGCTGGGTTTTGACCCGGTAAGCCGCCGCAGAAATCCACCGGAAACAGAGGAAGAGGACGAGCTTGACCGCCTGGCATGAGTACGCAGAAGGCGTAAAAAACGGCAAAATTACGGCCTGTAAACGACTGAAACAGGCCGTTAAACGGTATTTTTATGACCTTGAAAACCCCCTTTACACGTTCGAACCGGAGGTCGTGGAGCGGTTTATTGCCTTTTCCAGGGTGTGTCCGCACGTAAAAGGCGCAATGCGTGGTAGCCCCATTGAGCTGGAGCCGTGGCAGCAGTTCGCCTTTGCGTGCATCCTGGGCTTTAAGGTTAAGGCCACCGGACGGCGCAAATACACCAGCGCATTCATTGAAGTACCGCGAAAAAATGCCAAATCCACGGTCGCCGCTATCCTGGCTAACTGGTTTCTGGTTATGGAAAACGGGCAGCAGGATATTTACACCGCCGCCGTGAGTCGTGATCAGGCGCGGATCGTGTTTGATGATGCGCGTCAGATGTGCCTTTTATCCCGACCGTTACGAAAGCGGGTAAATATTCAGGCACACAAGGTGATACACCCGAAAACCAACAGCCTGTTAAAGCCACTGGCAGCAAAAGCGGCAACCATTGAAGGTACAAACCCGAGTCTTGCCATTGTAGATGAATATCACCTGCACCCTGACAACGGGGTTTATTCCGCGCTTGAACTGGGAATGGGGGCGCGTCCGGAGGGGTTATTATTTGCCATCACCACATCGGGGAGCAACGTTGTTTCAGCCTGTAAACAACACTACGACTATTGCTGCCAGATACTGGATGGTGAAGAGGTGAACGAATCCATGTTCGTACTGATTTACGAGCTGGATGATGAAAGCGAGGTTGACGATCCGGCGATGTGGATAAAGGCGAATCCCAATATCGATGTTTCCGTCGATCGTGAAAAACTGGCCTCAACCATCCAGAAAGCGCGGGGTATTCCGTCGCAGTGGGTGGAAATGCTCACCAAGCGATTCAATATCTGGTGTCAGGGGGCTACGCCGTGGATGGGTAACGGTGCATGGGCGGAGTGCGCCGGAACGTTCGCGGAGGCGGATTTATACGGGCAGGAGTGCTACGTGGGGCTGGACTTATCATCAACCAGCGATATTTCCAGCGTGTGCTATGCCTTTCCGGTCGGTAAAAAGATTATGCTGGTTTCCCGTCACTATCTGCCGGAATTTCAGTTACAGAACCCCGCCAATAAAAACCGCGCCATTTATCGCCAGTGGGTAAAGGCGGGCTGGATACGCACAACACCGGGTGACTGCATTGATTATGACCGTATCCGTGATGACATCATGGTGGATGCAGAGAATTTCAGTATCAGGCTGGTGGGCTTCGATACATGGAACGCCACTCACCTGAGAACACAGCTACAGGGGGCGGGATTTGAGGTGGAGCCGTTCCCGCAAACGTACCTTCGTTTCAGTCCGGCGGCGAAATCGTTCGAAGTTTTTGTTAACCGGAAGGTGATTGTGCATCGTGGTGATCCGGTGCTGGCCTGGTCAATGAGTAATGTTGTGATGCAGAGTGACGCGAACGCCAATATCAAGCCGAACAAGAAAAAATCATCCAACAAGATAGACCCGAGCGTTGCGGCGCTGATGGCGTTTGGCACATTCCAGGCAGAGCATGAGGAATTTGCATTCGATATGAGCGACAGCCACAAAGAGCGGCTTGCGACGTTTGATGGTGTGTAACGGAATGGATGAGAGAGGACAATGCTCATTTAATGGAATAAATTTTCAGTATTATCGGCACCCACTTTCAGGGATGTTTTTGCGGGTTATTTGAGTGGTGTTTGCGGGTTATTTTGAATGTCTTGCGGGTTACATTCTGGCTGATATTTAGATACGTTGTTTTTTAACGTATTGATATTAAAGAGTAAAAAATACTTAGCACGCGAAGATAACCCGCTAACCCGCATAACCCGCACTGTTTTGTATATATATATACGAAAAATTGCATTCAGGGGGGGGATCGAAATTTCTACTGCCTCTTATCTCTTTGAGTGCTCACCTCGTCAGATTGTTACACACAAGAAATAAAAAATGCTTCGCGATGGTAGGTCGAATCACTGTATCAAAAAACGGTGTGTATCAGCATTAAAACAATACAGATACGTGTATTGCGCTGTGTATTGCTCGATGATTTATAAAGACTGTTTTTTCATGTTAAATGATTGATATACAGGTGATTTTAAAAAACTTGAAATATTCTTACCAAACACATGAATGTGTGGGTAACAGCAGAGTCTGCCTGGATGGACATGATTAAGTGGGAGAAGTGCGAATACATTGCCCCACGACATGAGCTGAAAACGTATCCCATGTGGGTCGGCGTTGACCTTGCTCATAAGATTGATATCTGTGCGGCGGCAAAACTCTGGCGAACGGATAACGGGCATGTTCATGCCGATTTTAAATTCTGGCTTCCGGAAGGACGGCTGGAACGATGCTCGCGGCAGCAGGCAGAACTTTACCGGAAGTGGGCGGAGATGGATAAGCTGATTCTGACGGATGGTGATGTTATCGATCATGCTCAGATAAAAAGTGACTTACTGGAATGGATTGGTGGTGAAAACCTCAGGGAACTGGGATTTGACCCGTGGAGCGCGATGCAGTTCAGCCTGGCACTGGCTGAAGAAGGGATACCGCTGGTGGAGGTTCCGCAGACGGTTCGCAATCTGTCAGAGGCCATGAAGGAAACGGAATCACTGGTCTATGCCGGGCGTTTCCATCACAGCAATCATCCGGTCATGAACTGGATGATGTCTAACGTTACGGTAAAACCGGACAAAAACGACAATATCTTCCCGAATAAATCCACGCTGGAAGCCAAAATCGACGGCCCTGTTGCGATGTTTACAGCAATGAGCCGGATGCTGGTCAATGGTGGTGAACCGGAGCTGGATCTGTCTGAACATCTGGTCAGCGTGGGCATCCGTTCGCTTTAACCGAGGTCATTATGTTTCTGATAATTCTCGCGCCACTGGTGGGCGTGCTGGGTGCGCTTTTGCTGGCGTATGGTGCCTGGCTGATTTATCCCCCGGCGGGTTTTGTTGTTGCCGGGGTGCTGTGCCTGTTCTGGTCGTGGCTGGTGGCGCGATATCTCGACCGTACACAGCCGTCTGTCGGCGGAGGTAAATAGTGTTCTTTTCGGGATTATTTCAACGAAAAAGTGACGCGCCGGTGACCACGCCAGCAGAGCTGGCGGATGCCATCGGGTTGTCTTACGACACCTATACCGGAAAGCAGATCAGCAGTCAGCGGGCCATGCGACTGACGGCGGTTTTTTCCTGCGTCAGAGTGCTGGCAGAGTCGGTCGGGATGTTGCCCTGCAATCTGTATCACCTGAACGGCAGCCTGAAACAGAGAGCCACCGGCGAACGTCTGCATAAGCTGATCTCCACGCATCCCAATGGCTATATGACGCCGCAGGAGTTCTGGGAGCTGGTGGTCACCTGTCTGTGCCTGAGGGGAAACTTTTACGCCTACAAAGTGAAAGCATTTGGCGAAGTGGCTGAACTGCTGCCCGTCGATCCCGGTTGTGTGGTACCGAAGCTTAACAGTCGTTGGGAGCCGGTCTATCAGGTCACATTCCCGGACGGTTCCACGGATGTACTGAGCCAGGAAGATATCTGGCATGTGCGCACGCTGACGCTGGACGGTCTGGTGGGACTGAATCCCATCGCCTATGCCCGCGAGGCAATATCGCTGGCAGCAGCGACCGAAGAGCACGGGGCCAGACTGTTCAGCAATGGTGCGGTGACGTCCGGTGTGTTGCGTACAGAACAGACGCTGTCGGATCAGGCTTATGAGCGCCTGAAGAAAGATTTTGAGGAGCGTCACACCGGGCTTGGCAATGCTCACCGCCCGATGATCCTTGAGATGGGGCTGGACTGGAAGTCGATGGCGCTGAACGCCGAGGACAGCCAGTTCCTGGAAACCCGCAAGTTTCAGCTTGAAGAAATCTGTCGTCTGTTCCGGGTGCCGTTGCACATGGTGCAGAACACCGATCGCGCCACCTTCAACAATATCGAAGAGCTGGGGCTGGGATTTATCAACTATTCACTGGTGCCGTATCTGACCCGCATCGAACAGCGGATCAACACCGGACTGGTACGAAAAAGTAAGCAGGGCGTTTATTACGCCAAATTTAACGCCGGGGCGTTACTGCGCGGGGATATGAAGTCCCGTTTTGAAGCCTACGCCACCGGGATCAACTGGGGAATTTACTCTCCCAATGACTGCCGCGACCTGGAAGATATGAATCCGCGTCCCGGTGGGGATGTCTATCTCACACCGATGAACATGACCACGAAACCATCCGATGGCAGTAAAGCCGGTAAGCAGAAGGATAACGCCAATGCAGACGAAACAACGTCTTGATGTACCGCTGAGTCTGAAATCTGTCAGTGACTCCGGTGAGTTTGAAGGGTATGGCTCCGTCTTTGGTGTAAAGGACAGCCACGATGATGTGGTGATGTCCGGGGCATTTGCTGCTTCACTGCGGGCGTGGAGTGACAGAAAAGCGTTACCTGCGCTGCTCTGGCAGCACCGCATGGATGAACCCATCGGTGTTTACACCGAAATGAAGGAAGACGATGTCGGGCTTTACGTCAGGGGACGGTTGCTTATTGATGATGATCCCCTCGCAAAACGCGCACATGCACACATGAAGGCCGGTTCGTTAACCGGCCTTTCTATTGGGTACGTCCTGAAAGACTGGGAATACGACCGGAGCAAAGAAGCCTTTCTGCTGAAAGAAATCGACCTCTGGGAAGTCAGCCTGGTGACGTTCCCGTCTAACGACGAGGCGCGGATCAGCGACGTCAAGAACGCACTGGCCCGCGGGGAAATCCCCGAACAGAAAAAAATCGAAAGAGTCCTGCGTGATGTCGGACTCTCCCGTACCCAGGCCAAAGCATTCATGGCCGGGGGCTATGGCGCACTGTCCCTGCGCGACGCTGAGGATGTGGGCTCTGCACTGAATGCACTGAAAAATCTAAACTTCTAATCAGGAGAAATACGATGGCGGTTGATATTAAAGATGTCGAACAGGTCGCGCAGGAGCTGCAGCAGAAGTTTGACGACTTCAAAGCAAAGAACGACAAGCGCGTGGATGCGATTGAGCAGGAAAAAGGCAAACTTGCCGGGCAGGTGGAAACCCTGAACGGGAAACTCAGCGAGCTGGAAAACCTCAAAAGCGATCTTGAAAAAGAGCTGCTTGAGCTGAAACGTCCGGCAGGTGGTGCGCAAAATAAACTGGCCACCGAGCATAAAGAAGCGTTTGTGGGCTTCCTGCGTAAAGGCCGTGAAGATGGTCTGCGCGATCTGGAGCGCAAGGCATTACAGGTGGGCACCGATGAAGACGGCGGCTATGCCGTGCCGGAAGCACTGGATCGCAACATTCTCACCCTGCTGAAAGATGAAGTGGTGATGCGCCAGGAAGCCACGGTGATCAGCGTTGGTGGTTCCGACTACAAAAAACTGGTGAATCTGGGCGGCACGGCTTCCGGATGGGTTGGCGAGACTGACGCGCGCTCCCAGACTGCCACCTCAAAACTGGGCCTGATTGAACCTTTCATGGGGGAAATCTACGGTAACCCGCAGGCCACCCAGAAAATGCTGGATGATGCCTTTTTCAACGTGGAAGCATGGATCAACAGCGAGCTGGCAACCGAATTTGCCGAACAGGAAGAAATTGCCTTTACCACCGGCGATGGTACCAAGAAGCCGAAAGGGTTCCTGGCGTATGAGTCCACGGATGAAACAGACAAGGTCCGGGCGTTCGGCAAACTTCAGCATATTGTATCCGGCGAAGCGACGGCGGTGACCGCAGATGCCATTATCAAACTGATTTACACGCTGCGTAAGGCACACCGCACTGGCGCGAAGTTCATGATGAACAACAACAGTCTGTTTGCCATCCGTCTGCTGAAAGACAGTGAGGGTAACTATCTGTGGCGTCCGGGGCTGGAGCTGGGGCAGCCGTCCTCTCTGGCGGGTTACGCTATCGCTGAAAACGAACAGATGCCGGATATTGCCGCTGATGCGAAAGCCATTGCATTTGGTAACTTCAAACGGGGTTACACCATCGTTGACCGTATCGGTACCCGCATTCTGCGTGACCCGTACACCAATAAACCGTTTGTCGGTTTTTATACCACCAAGCGCACCGGCGGCATGCTGGTCGATTCGCAGGCCATCAAACTGCTGAAGATTGCAGCGGCGTAATCATTCAGGGGGCGCAGAAGTGCGCCCCCTGTTCTGACAGGTGAAAGAATCATGATCCTGAAACAAGATCTGAAATGGTCACCGGACGGTATGCGTGTTGAGATTATTCGGGCCGGTGAGTATGAAGATAAAGAATTACCCGAACGGGTACGCGAAATTGCCACTGCAGCTGGGATTGTCTCTGATAAGAGAACACCTGTTGCGCGGGGGGCTGATAAGTCTAAAAAACAGCATTCATAGAGGTTGCCCAAATGATGCCCACTCTGGAAGAGCTTCGTGTTCAGTGCCGGATTGATGATGACAATGAACAGGAGAATTCTCTTCTTATGATGTATCTGGCTGCTGCCAGGGAAGAGGCTGAAAAGTTTTTAAACCGGACGCTTTACGATGAAACTGTTTCTGAGCAGGATACGACCGGGCTTGTAATAACACCTCTGATAAAACTGCGTCTTATGCAACTGGTTGGCTACTGGTACGAGAACAGGGAAATGCAGGATGCAGTGCCTGATTTTTTCTATACCGGACTGCGGATGTATCGATTTCATCCCGGAACATAGGAGGATTCATGCAGGCAGGAAGATTACGTGATCGTGTGGTTATTCTGAATGCCACCACCGTTCGGTCTCCGTCAGGGCACCCTGTGGAAACAATGACGGAGGGGGCAACCATATGGGCAGAAGTTAAGGGGATCAGTGGCAGGGAGAGAATATCCGGAGGCGCAGAAACTGCTCAGGCTACAGTGAGGGTCTGGATGAGATTCCGGCGAGATGTAACAGCAACTTCATGTCTGAAAGTGCTGACTGGTGCATTCAAAGGCGCGATTCTGAGTATAGACGGTCCGCCGATACCGGATGCTCGTGCCACACGGCTTGAGATACTCTGTTCTCAGAAGGGGAATGTGTGATGGATTTCAGTCTTGATTTTTCAGGTCTGGCGGATATTGCACGGGATCTGGAGACGCTCAGCAGGGCAGAAAACAATAAGGTACTGCGCGATGCCACCCGTGCCGGTGCTGAAGTTATGCGGGATGCAGTTGTTGAACGTGCGCCGGAGCGAACCGGGAAACTGAAGAAAAATGTGGTTGTTCTCACTCAGCGTTCAAAGCGTCGGGGGGAAATTATCTCGGGTGTCCACATTCGTGGACGGAACCTGCGAACCGGAAACAGTGATAACAGCATGAAAGCCAGTGATCCCCGAAATGCGTTTTACTGGCGCTTTGTGGAGCTGGGAACGATAAACATGCCCGCGCATCCGTTCATTCGCCCGGCTTTCGATACGACAGAGGAACTGGCAGCACAGATTGCCATACAGCGAATGAATCAGGCTATTGATGAGGTCTTAAGTAAATGAGAGAGACCACACTGTATTCCCTGCTGTCTCAACTGGCCGGAGGACAGGTTTATCCTTATGTGGTCCCGCTGACGGAGGGAAAGCCTGCGGTATCTCCGCCATGGCTGGTATTTTCTGTGGTGTCTGACACTGCGTCTGATGTGCTTGATGGTCAGGCTGAATCCAGAATTACCGTGCAGATCGATGTCTGGGCAACAGTACCTGATGACGCAGATGATATCCGTGAGCAGGCGCTTGATGCGGTAAGGCAACTTGCACCCTCCGTTATTTCTAAAACTCAGGGTTATGATCCTGATTCCCGTCTGAGCAGAGCCACGCTTGAATTTCAGGTAATAGCCTGAGGTCGTTAATGATTTTACCCACCCGCCGCTGGCGGGTTTTTTATTTTCAGGAGACGAGTATGTCCTCTAATTTTGAGCGTTCGCAACTGACGAAAATTATGATTTCGTCTGCACCGGTAACAGCAGAAACCCTGGATTCTGCCAGCTATCTTGGCCTGAGCTGTACAATCAAAGAGGTGCAGTTTACCGCAGGACAAAAGCAGGATATTGATGTCACCACGCTGTGTTCTGTTGAGCAGGAAAATATTAACGGCCTTGGTGCCGCGTCAGAGATTTCCATGTCAGGCAACTTTTACCTCAATGCTGCCCAGAACGCGTTGCGCAGTGCCTATGACAATGACACCACGTATGGCTTTAAAGTTATTTTTCCGTCAGGCAACGGATTTACCTTTATGGCAGAGGTGCGTCAGCATACCTGGTCTGCAGGAACTAATGGTGTTGTGGCTGCAACGTTTTCCCTGCGCCTGAAAGGTAAACCTGTGCTGACGACAGAGCCGCTGAAAGTGAAGGTCGATTTAAACAGCACGCTGCAGGTTTCTGCCGGAGCGAAACTCGAAATGGTGGTTGAGGCTGCCGGTGGTGTGCCGCCTTATTCTTATGTCTGGAAGAAAGGTAGTTCTCCTGTTTCCGGACAGACGGCGGCAACATTCAGTAAGGCATCAGCAGCATCAGGTGATGCCGGTGCGTATACCTGCGAGATTTCTGATTCAGCAAGCCCTGTTAACAAGGTGACCTCCACTTCCTGCACTGTTACCGTCAGTTAATGAGGATAGATGTGATGACTAAAAATATCCGCAATCTGGCACTGGCAACGATGTCGGGGTTTCGCCATAAAACTGTTGATGTGCCTGAATGGGAAGGGGCAACGGTTGTATTACGGGAACCTTCTGCAGAAGCCTGGTTGCGCTGGCAGGAGATCGTTAAAGCAAAAGATGATGAGACACCGTTATCCGTTGCGGAGCGCGCCCGCCGAAATCTGGAGGCAGATGTTGAACTATTCATTGATGTTCTGTGTGATACCGGACTGCAACCTGTATTTTCAGAGGATGATCGTGAACAGGTGATTGCCGTGTATGGCCCGGTGCATGCGCGGCTTCTTCGGCAGTCTCTGGAACTGATCAGTGATGCCGGCGAGGTTAAAAAAAAGTAGCGCTTCCGGGGATGCGTTTTCTGATGATGCTGGCGCTCAGGATGGGGCGCACATTGTCAGAGTTACGCCGGGAAATGTCCGCATCAGAAATCATGATGTGGGCAGAATTTGACAGGTTCAGCCCGCTGGGTGACGAGCGGGCTGATATCCGGGCTGCCCAGATAGTTTCTGCGGTTTACGGTGCGCAGGGTGTCAAAGTCCCACTGAATGATGCGCTTCTTCAGTGGGAACAAGAGCAGACAGAAGGCGTCTCAGATCCATTTGCCGGACTGGAAAACGCGCTTTTAATAGTGTCTCAGTGAGTCAACATAACCGCTTCGGCGGTTTTTTTCGTCCGGAGAATGAGTGTGGCGACATTACGTGAACTGATTATTAAAATCTCGGCAAATTCCCGGTCATTCCAGTCAGAGATCTCCCGGGCTTCGCGTATGGGGCAGGATTACTACCGTACCATGCAGAACGGAGGCCGGCAGTCCGCTGCTGCATCCCGTGAAATGCGGCGTGCACTGGCAGAAGTGACGGATCAGATAAATATAGCTAAATCTTCGGCACTGAATATGGCGGGGGCATTTGCCGGAGCTTTTGCTACCGGTCATCTTATTTCTCTCGCCGATGAGTGGAATTCAGTAAATGCCCGTCTGAAGCAGGCTTCACAGTCCAGTGATGATTTTCAGGTATCACAACGTGAATTAATGGCAATCAGCCAGAGAACGGGAACGGCGTTTTCTGATAACGCCAGCCTTTTTGCCCGCTCTGCAGCTTCCATGCGGGAGTATGGCTACAGTTCTGAGGAGGTACTGAAAGTCACCGAGGCGATCTCTACGGGCCTGAAATTATCCGGTGCCAGTACAGCAGAAGCCAGTTCGGTGATCACGCAGTTCAGTCAGGCACTGGCGCAGGGAGTGCTGCGCGGTGAAGAATTTAACTCTGTGAATGAGAACGGCGATCGTGTTATTCGTGCGCTGGCTGCGGGAATGGGTGTTGCCCGTAAGGATCTGAAGGCCATGGCGGATAACGGAAAACTGACCGCCGATAAGGTTGTTCCTGCACTGATTAGTCAGCTTGGGGCGTTGCGTGATGAATATGCAGCAATGCCTGATACTGTTTCATCCTCTGCAACCAAAGTTGAAAACGCCTTTATGGCCTGGGTTGGTGGTGCGAACGAGGCAAGCGGAGTGACAAAGACACTCACCGGGGTGTTGAATGGTGTTGCAGACAATATGGATACCGTGGCTGCTGCAGCTGGCGCACTGGTTGCCGTCGGGGTAGCCCGATATTTTGGCAATATGGCGTCGTCTGCTGGATCTGCAACTGCCGGATTAATTACTGCAGCCAGAAACGAAGTGGCTCTTGCTGAAGCGCAACTTCGGGGGACACAGATAGCAACCGCCAGGGCGCGTGCGGCGGTTTATCGTGCGCAACAGGCGGTTGTTGCTGCTCGCGGTACCGAAAGGCAGGCCGCAGCAGAAGCGAAGCTGACAGCTGCCCAGGCGTCACTTACCCGTAATATTGCGGCCAGAACAGCGGCACAGACAACGCTGAATACTGTCACGTCAGTGGGGAGTCGTCTGTTAAGTGGTGCGCTGGGGTTGGTTGGTGGTGTGCCGGGACTCGTCATGCTGGGGGCGACGGCCTGGTACACGATGTATCAGAATCAGGAGCAGGCCAGAGAATCTGCACGCCAGTATGCCGCAACAATCGACGAAATTCGCCAGAAAACGTCGGCAATGTCGCTTCCTGAAGCGTCAGATAATGAGGAAAAGACGCGGCAGGCACTTGATGAGCAAAACAGGTTAATTGACGAGCAGAAAAGTAAGATTAAATCCTTACAGGAAAAAATTGCTGGCTATCAGTATGTGCTGGCAAACCCGGGCTGGACAACCGATAACGGTTTTATGATTAACCACATGACGTCGGTAAAAACTGTCACAGAAGGGCTTGCAGAAGCAACAAATCAACTGGCAGTTGAACAGTCCCGTCTCACACAAATGCAGGGCAAAGCGCAATCCATTCAGGATGTGCTTGCCGGGCTGGAGGAGCGACGGGTGGCGTTGATCCGTCAACAGGCCGCGGAACAAAACAAAGCGTATCAGTCCCTGTTGATCATGAATGGGCAGCATACCGAGTTTAATCGCCTTCTCGGGCTCGGTAATGAATTACTTCAGCAGCGACAGGGGCTGGTGAATGTACCGTTACGGCTACCACAGGCAACCCTGGATGATAAACAGCAGACCGCACTGAATAACAGTGAGCGCGAACTGGCTCTGTCCCGCCTGAAGGGGGAAGCCCGTGAGCGTGCCCGCCTGGGTTATGCTGCGGATGATCTCGGCTTTGTGGGAGAGGCGTATCAGACAGCCAGACAGAATTATATCAATAACTCACTGGATGCCTGGCGAAATAACCAGGCAAATAAACCCAAAGCGCATAAAAAGACCGAAGCGGAAAAAACAGAAGATATTTATAAACGGCTGATTAAACAGCAAAAAGAACAAATAGCACTGGCAGGGCAGAATACTGAACTGGCTAAGATGAAATATCAGGTCAGTCAGGGCGAATTATCAACCCTGTCAGAAGCGCAGAAAAAAACGCTTTTGCAGAATGCAGCACTCATCGACCAGAAAAAGATTCGTGAGCAGCTTGCTGCGTATGAGAGCAGTCTGGCGGACAGTAATGCCAGTGCCCGGGCATCTGACGAAGCGCAGTTGCTGGGATATGGTGAAGGCTCACGGATGCGTGAACGACTCCAGGAAATGTGGAGTATCCGGCAGGCGTTTGAGCAGAAAAATAACGAGCTGCTGAGACAGTATCAGGCCGGAGAAATTGAAGAAGCTCTGTGGAAACAGGAGAAAGAACTGAATAAAAAATATCTGGAAGAGCGTCTCAGCGATCAGCAGGATTATTATGCAAAGGCCGATGCTTTACGTAATAACTGGAATGCCGGACTCCAGGAGGGACTGACCAACTGGGCAGACAGTGCCACCGATTATGCTTCACAGGCGGCAGATGCTGTCGTTTCCACGATGGACGGGCTGGTATCAAATATTTCCGATGCACTGGCCGGGAATGTTGTGGACTGGAGGAACTGGGGGAGTTCAGTTCTCCGGGAAGTTTCAAAAATTCTGATGAATGCAGCCATTGTTAACGGACTGAAATCACTCTCCGGTGCCGGAGGGTGGCTTGGTACGGTCGGCGGATGGATTTCGGGGGCAGTGGCAAACGCAAAAGGTGGTGTTTACACATCGGCAAATCTGAGTGCTTACAGTAACACTATTGTGGATACACCGACGTATTTTGCTTTTGCGAAAGGTGCCGGGTTGATGGGCGAGGCCGGGCCTGAAGCAATCATGCCACTGACACGGGCAGCGGACGGCTCTCTTGGGGTCAGGGCCATTGGAAATGTGAATGGTGGCGGTGGATTTGTTTACTCTCCCGTGTATCACATCAGCATTCAGAATCAAGGGAGCAATGGCGAGATAGATGCGCGCTCAGCCAGGGGACTGGTGGATCTGATCGACAGCAGGGTTGTGTCAATTATGCAGTCATCGCGTCGGGATGGAGGATTGTACAGTGCCTGAGCCTGAAGTTTTTAACTGGATCCCCCGTGAGGGGATGGAGACGACACGAAAGCCATCAGTTATTACGGTAAAGTTTGGTGACGGATATGAACAGCGACGGGCTGGTGGTCTGAATGCGGATCTGAAAACGTTTAAACCGGTATTTCGTGTCACAGATGAATATTCCCGTGCCGCGCTGGACAGTTTTTTATCCCGTCATGCCGGGATTCGTGCTTTTTTGTGGCGTCCGCCAAAACACAACAGGACTGTCCGGGTTGTCTGCAGGGAGTGGAGCATTTCGGATAATACCATGTATACCGATTTTAACTGTACCTTTGAAGAGGTCACTCACTGATGCAGGATATACAGCAGGAAACACTCAATGAGTGCACTAAAACGGAGCAATCCGCGCTGGTCGTGCTCTGGGAAATTGATCTGACAGAAGTCGGCGGAGATCGTTATTTCTTCTGTAATGAGCAGAACGAAAAAGGTGAACCAGTCACCTGGCAGGGGCGGCAGTATCAGGCTTATCCCATTCAGGGAAGCGGATTTGAGATGAACGGCAAAGGAGCCAGTGCAAGGCCAACGCTTAAAGTCTCTAATCTGTACGGCATGGTCACCGGGATGGCGGAAGATCTGCAGAGTCTGGTCGGCGGAACGGTGGTCCGGCGTAAGGTTTACGCCCGTTTTCTGGATGCGGTGAACTTCGTCAACGGAAACAGTGACGCCGATCCGGAGCAGGAGGTGATCAGCCGCTGGCGCATCGAACAGTGCAGCGAACTGAGCGCGGTCAGTGCCTCTTTTGTGCTGTCCACACCGACGGAAACGGATGGTGCTGTTTTTCCGGGGCGCATCATGCTGGCCAACACCTGCACCTGGATCTACCGCGGCGATGAGTGCGGTTATGATGGCCCGGCGGTCGCGGATGAATATGACCAGCCAACGTCCGATATCACGAAGGATAAATGCAGCAAATGCCTGAGTGGTTGCAAGTTCCGCAATAACGTCGGCAATTTTGGCGGCTACCTTTCCATTAACAAACTTTCGCAGTAAACCCATGACAGAGACAGAATCAGCGATTCTGGCGCACGCCCGGCGATGTGCGCCAGCGGAGTCGTGCGGCTTCGTGGTGAGAACGCCGGAGGGGGACAGATATTTTCCCTGCGTGAATATCTCCGGTGAGCCGGAGGCGTATTTCCGGATGTCGCCGGAGGACTGGCTGCAGGCAGAGATGCAGGGGGAGGTTGTGGCACTGGTCCACAGCCACCCCGGTGGTCTGCCCTGGCTGAGTGAGGTCGACAGGCGGCTGCAGGTGCAGAGTGATTTGCCGTGGTGGCTGGTCTGCCGGGGGGCGATTCACAAGTTCCGCTGTGTGCCACATCTTACCGGGCGGCGCTTTGAGCACGGGGTGACGGACTGTTACACGCTGTTCCGGGATGCATACCATCTGGCGGAAATTGAGATGCCGGATTTTTATCGCGGGGATGACTGGTGGCGTAACGGCCAGAATCTCTATCTTGACAATATGGAGGCGACTGGTTTTTACCGTGTCGCACTGACAGAGGCGCAGCCGGGCGATGTGCTGCTGTGCTGTTTTGGTTCATCGGTGCCGAATCATGCCGCCATTTACTGCGGCGACGGCGAGCTGCTGCACCATATTCCTGAACAACTGAGCAAACGAGAGAGGTATACCGACAAATGGCAGCGACGCACACACTCCCTCTGGCGTCACCGGGCATGGCACGCATCTGCCTTTACGGGAATTTACAACGATTTGGCCGCCGCATCGACCTTCGTGTGAAAACGGGGGCCGAAGCCATCCGGGCGCTGGCCATGCAGATCCCGGCGTTTCGTCAGAAACTGAGTGACGGCTGGTATCAGGTACGGATTGCCGGGCGTGATGCAGGTGAAACCGAATTGTCTGCCCGTCTTAATGAGCCGCTGGCAAATGGTGCCGTGATCCACATCGTTCCGCGTCTGGAGGGGGCCAAAAGTGGCGGTGTGTTTCAGGCGGTGCTGGGTGCGGCGCTGATTGCGGTGGCATGGTGGAACCCTGTGGGCTGGCTGGGGGCCGCGGCTGTATCGGGTATGTATGCAGCAGGGGCCAGTATGATCCTGGGTGGTGTGGCGCAGATGCTGGCACCGAAAGCCAGGACGCCCACGGCAGCCAGTACAGATAACGGCAAACAGAACACGTATTTCTCGTCACTGGATAACATGGTTGCCCAGGGCAATGTTCTGCCCGTTCTGTACGGTGAAATGCGTGTGGGGTCGCGGGTGGTATCTCAGGAGATCAGCACGGCAGATGAAGGTGATGGTGGTCAGGTTGTGGTGATTGGTCGCTGATGAAAAATGTTTTATGTGAAACCGCCTCCGGGCGGTTTTGTCGTTTATGGAGCGTGAGGAATGGGTAAAGGCAGCAGTAAGGGGCATACCCCGCGCGAAGCGAAGGACAACCTGAAGTCCACGCAGTTGCTGAGTGTGATTGATGCCATCAGCGAAGGTCCGGTTGAAGGTCCGGTGGATGGATTAAAAAGCGTGCTGCTGAACAGTACGCCGGTGCTGGACAGCGAGGGGAATACCAATATCTCCGGCGTCACGGTGGTGTTCCGGGCAGGCGAGCAGGAGCAGACACCGCCGGAGGGATTTGAATCCTCCGGCTCCGAGACGGTGCTGGGTACGGAAGTGAAATATGACACGCCGATCACCCGCACCATCACGTCGGCAAACATCGACCGTCTGCGCTTTACCTTCGGTGTGCAGGCACTGGTGGAAACCACCTCAAAGGGGGACAGGAATCCATCGGAAGTCCGCCTGCTGGTTCAGATACAACGTAACGGTGGCTGGGTGACGGAAAAAGACATCACCATTAAGGGCAAAACCACCTCGCAGTATCTGGCCTCGGTGGTGGTGGATAACCTGCCGCCGCGCCCGTTTAATATCCGGATGCGCAGGATGACGCCGGACAGCACCACAGACCAGCTGCAGAACAAAACGCTCTGGTCGTCATACACCGAAATCATCGATGTGAAACAGTGCTACCCGAATACGGCACTGGTCGGCGTGCAGGTGGATTCGGAGCAGTTCGGCAGCCAGCAGGTGAGCCGTAATTATCATCTGCGCGGGCGTATTCTGCAGGTGCCGTCGAACTATAACCCGCAGACGCGGCAATACAGCGGTATCTGGGACGGAACGTTTAAGCCAGCATACAGCAACAACATGGCCTGGTGTCTGTGGGATATGCTGACCCACCCGCGCTACGGCATGGGGAAACGTCTTGGTGCGGCAGATGTGGACAAATGGGCGCTGTACGTTATCGGCCAGTACTGCGACCAGTTGGTACCGAATGGTTTTGGCGGCACGGAGCCGCGCATCACCTGTAATGCCTGGCTGACCACACAGCGTAAGGCGTGGGATGTTCTCAGCGATTTCTGCTCGGCGATGCGCTGTATGCCGGTATGGAACGGGCAGACGCTGACGTTCGTGCAGGACCGACCGTCGGATAAGGTGTGGACCTATAACCGCAGTAATGTGGTGATGCCGGATGATGGCGCGCCGTTCCGCTACAGCTTCAGCGCCCTGAAGGACCGCCATAATGCCGTTGAGGTGAACTGGATTGACCCGGATAACGGCTGGGAGACGGCGACAGAGCTTGTGGAGGATACGCAGGCCATTGCCCGTTACGGTCGTAACGTCACGAAGATGGATGCCTTTGGCTGTACCAGCCGGGGGCAGGCACACCGCGCCGGGCTGTGGCTGATTAAAACGGAGCTGCTGGAGACGCAGACCGTGGATTTCAGCGTGGGTGCCGAAGGGCTTCGCCATGTACCGGGCGATGTCATTGAAATCTGTGATGATGACTATGCGGGGATCAGCATCGGCGGGCGTGTGCTGGCGGTGAACAGCCAGACCCGGACGCTGACGCTCGACCGTGAAATCACGCTGCCATCCTCCGGCACCACGCTGATAAGCCTGGTTGACGGAAGTGGCAATCCGGTCAGCGTGGAGGTCCAGTCCGTCACCGACGGCGTGAAGGTGAAAGTGAGCCGGGTTCCTGACGGCGTTGCCGGATACAGCGTGTGGGGGCTGAAGCTGCCGACGCTGCGCCAGCGCCTGTTCCGCTGTGTGAGTATCCGTGAGAACGACGACGGCACGTATGCCATCACTGCCGTGCAGCATGTACCGGAGAAAGAAGCCATCGTGGATAACGGGGCGCACTTTGACGGTGACCAGAGCGGCACGGTGAATGGTGTCACGCCGCCAGCAGTGCAGCATCTGACCGCCGAAGTCACCGCAGACAGCGGGGAATATCAGGTGCTGGCGCGATGGGACACGCCGAAGGTGGTGAAGGGCGTGAGCTTTATGCTTCGCCTGACCGTGGCAGCGGATGACGGCAGTGAGCGGCTGGTCAGCACGGCCAGGACGACGGAAACCACATACCGCTTCACGCAACTGGCGCTGGGGAACTACAGGCTGACGGTCCGGGCGGTAAATGCGTGGGGACAGCAGGGCGATCCGGCGTCGGTATCGTTCCGGATCGCCGCACCGGCAGCACCGTCGCGGATTGAGCTGACGCCGGGCTATTTTCAGATAACCGCAACGCCGCATCTTGCGGTTTATGATCCGACGGTACAGTTTGAGTTCTGGTTCTCGGAAAAGCGGATTACCGATATCAGGCAGGTTGAAACCACAGCCCGCTATCTTGGCACGGGGCTGTACTGGATAGCCGCCAGTATCAATATCAAACCGGGTCGTGATTATTACTTTTATATCCGCAGTGTGAACACCGTCGGCAAATCGGCATTCGTGGAGGCTGTTGGTCGGGCGAGCGATGATGCGGAAGGTTACCTGGATTTTTTCAAAGGCCAGATAACCGAATCCCATCTCGGCAAGGAGCTGCTGGAAAAAGTCGAGCTGACGGAGGATAACGCCAGCAAACTGGAGGAGTTTTCGAAAGAGTGGAAGGACGCCAGTGATAAGTGGAATGCCATGTGGGGCGTCAAAATTGAGCAGACCAAAGACGGCAAACATTATGTCGCGGGTATTGGCCTCAGCATGGAGGACACAGAGGAAGGCAAACTGAGCCAGTTTCTGGTTGCCGCTAACCGTATCGCGTTTATTGACCCGGCAAACGGGAATGAAACGCCGATGTTTGTGGCGCAGGGCAACCAGATATTCATGAACGACGTGTTCCTGAAACGCCTGACGGCTCCCACCATTACCAGCGGTGGAAATCCGCCGGCATTTTCCCTGACACCAGACGGAAAGCTGACCGCTAAAAATGCGGATATCAGCGGTAATGTGAATGCAAATTCAGGGACGCTCAACAATGTCACGATTAACGAGAACTGTCGGGTTCTGGGAAAACTGTCCGCGAACCAGATTGAAGGCGATCTCGTTAAAACAGTGGGCAAAGCTTTCCCCCGGGACTCCCGTGCACCGGAGCGGTGGCCATCAGGGACCATTACCGTCAGGGTTTATGACGATCAGCCGTTTGACCGGCAGATTGTTATTCCCGCGGTGGCGTTTCGTGGCGCTAAACATGAGCGGGAGAATAACGATATTTATTCGTCATGCCGCCTGATAGTGAAGAAAAACGGTGCTGAAATTTATAACCGTACCGCGCTGGATAATACGCTGGTTTATACAGGTGTTATTGATATGCCTGCTGGTTGCGGTCACATGACGCTGGAGTTTTCGGTATCAGCGTGGCTGGTAAATGACTGGTATCCCACAGCCAGTATCAGCGATTTGCTGGTTGTGGTGATGAAGAAATCCACAGCAGGTATCACGATTAGCTGAATTTTCATAACCCATATGCGGGCGCCATTTCTGGCGCCTTTTTTATTGCAGAAAAGCGAGAGGTAATTATGCGTAAACTTTATGCCGCCATTTTGTCCGCAGCCATCTGTCTGGCCGTATCCGGTGCGCCTGCATGGGCGGCTGAACATCAGTCCACGCTGAGCGCGGGGTATCTTCATGCCCGGACGAACGTTCCCGGCAGTGATGATCTGAACGGGATTAACGTGAAATACCGTTATGAGTTTACGGACACACTGGGGATGGTGACGTCGTTCAGCTATGCAGGAGACAAGAATCGCCAGATTACCTGTTACAGCGATACCCGCTGGCATGAAGATTCCGTTCGTAACCGCTGGTTCAGCGTAATGGCGGGGCCGTCTGTGCGCGTGAATGAATGGTTCAGCGCGTATGCGATGGCGGGTGTGGCTTACAGCCGTGTGTCGACTTTCTCCGGGGATTATCTCCGCGTAACTGACAACAAGGGGAAAAAGCACGATGTGCTGACCGGAAGTGATGACGGTCGCCACAGCAACACGTCTCTGGCGTGGGGAGCTGGCGTGCAGTTTAACCCGACCGAATCCGTGGCCATTGATGTCGCTTATGAAGGCTCCGGCAGTGGTGACTGGCGCACTGACGGGTTCATCGTGGGTGTTGGTTATAAATTCTGATTAGCCAGGTAACACAGTGTTATGACAGCCCGCCGGTTCAGGCGGGCTTTTTTGTGGGGTGAATATGGCAGTAAAAATTTCAGGTGTACTGAAAGACGGTGCAGGTAAACCGGTACAGAACTGCACAATCCAGCTGAAAGCAAAACGTAACAGCACCACGGTGGTGGTGAACACGGTGGCATCTGAAAATCCGGATGAAGCCGGGCGTTACAGCATGGACGTTGAGTACGGTCAGTACAGCGTTATTCTGTTGGTGGAAGGCTTCCCGCCATCGCATGCCGGGATCATCACCGTGTATGAAGACTCACAACCGGGTACGCTGAATGATTTTCTCGGTGCCATGACGGAGGATGATGCCCGTCCGGAGGCACTGCGCCGCTTTGAACTGATGGTGGAAGAGGTGGCGCGTAACGCGTCCGTAGTGGCACAGAACACGGCAGCCGCGAAGAAGTCAGCCAGCGATGCCAGCACATCAGCCCGGGATGCGTCGGCTTCAAAAGAGGCGGCAAAATCATCAGAAATGAGCGCAGCCTCTTCGGAAACGGCGGCAGGAAATTCCGCGAAGGCCGCAAAAGCGTCTGAGACGAATGCGGATAACAGCGCACAGGCGGCAGCGGCCTCACAAACTGCATCGGCAAACTACGCGACAGCCGCCAAAAAATCAGAAACCAACGCGAAAAATAGCGAGGCAGCAACAAAGAGCAGTGAAACAAACGCGGCGAAATCTGCGGCGGACGCACTTAATTATCGCAACCAGGCGCAAGTAATTGTTGGCGATAATATCGGTCTTGGCTCAGCCCCGCGTGATTGTCCTGATATTTCCGGCAACCCATCAGGGTATATCGGATTTATGAGCATTATGAGTAATGCAAAAGGCTTTCCATCGATTGCATCCGGTGAAAGCAGTCTTACGGGGTTTATTAGTCAGGTAGATGGAACACCAGCGTATACAGGTGTATTTCAGGGATGGGCTACGCGCTCGCTTTATACTTATCGCTGGAATCCGACAATAGGCCCGCAATGGACACGCCACGCAAGAAAAGATGAGGTTATCCGATTTCAGCGTTCAAGCGACACAAGAACCATCATTTTATCTACTGACGTTCAGGCGGACGGCTGTTACTTACAGGTTGATGCTGACGGTCAGTGGGGCGCATTTAACCCTAAAGCTGGTAGATGGCAACCGCTCGCAGTTGCGCAAGGTGGCACAGGGGCGAATGATGCAAGTACAGCGCGCTCTAAACTTGAAGTCATGTTTGAAGCAAAAACTGGCCTTGATGCGAATACGAACTTAAACGATATAAAAGGTACTACAGCCGGTTTTTATTACCAACCAATGTCTGCCAACGCAAAGCCAGAACTAAATTACCCGATACAGCTTGCTGGTGCATTGTTAGTGCAAAGAACTGGTGCTAATGGTAGTGATGGTTGTATCCAGAGCTATTTTGTATATAACAATTCATCAATTCTTTATAGAAGGATATATACCAGCACACAAGGTTGGAGTGTATGGAAAAAAATAGTATTAACAGAAAGAATTGAAGAAGGCGAATCGACTACTTACGTTTATTCGAATTACTCACCATCAGCGCCACGACTTCAGGTGTCAACATCTGGATTGTGGGGTTGCCATAACGGATCGTCATGGGTTCCATTACCTATTGGACAAGGAGGCACTAATGCGGCAACTGTTGATGGTGCCAGAACGAATCTTGGCTTAGGTAGGAACAACAGCCCTCAACTTAACAGTCTATTTCTTGATAGATATAGTGATTCGACCAATACATACACATCTAGTGGAATTCTCCATACAAGACTGTTAGCAACTGACAGCACTGTGCGTCTTGGTGCTGATATGTATGTTGAGACTTTATCAAATGAGCCAGGTCAATTAACAATAAGGTTTACATACGATGGTTCAACTGGTGCTTCAAAATATCTAAACCTTAACTCAGAAGGTAATTTAATTGTAGATAGTGCGATACTGAAATCAACGGTTGAAAAACCTTTACAAATAAGGAGCGCTAACCCAGCAATAAGATTTAATGAAACAGATCGCCCGGCTAACACGCCTACTTATACTCTCATTGCTAATGCTGGCGACTGGTTTATTCAGAAACGCAATTATGATGATGCCGGAAGCGTTAGTAACGCAATTGCATATAATTTCGCAAATGACAGAATTGATGTGCAGAATCTTAAAGCGTCTGGGTTAATTACAGCTAACTCAGGAATCGCAACATTAACAGGTCATGACTGGAACGCTCAGCATACTGATAACGTCGACAAATTTAGACCAATTGCAGGCAGTACAAACGGCCCGGCAGGCTCTATGGTTCTTGGCGGCATTCATGTTCAATTTAGTAAAAATTATGCTGTGCAGTTCGGAGGCCGCAATTCCGGTTTTTGGGGAAGAACAATTGAAAATGGAACGACGCAGGAATGGAAGAAATTACTAACAGTAGACGATCTCAATTCATCTACCGATCTTGCTGTCAGGTCATTAACCACATCTAACCCGATAAAATCTGGCGGAGGGCGGATTGATGTCCTTGGAAGCACGTCAGACTATAGCAAAATGGATTGCTTTGTACGTGGGTTTGATAGCACCGGTAATTCTCTCGCGTGGGCGTTGGGTTCATCAGTCGGCGTAAGTAAGATGCTGTCGCTAAAAAATTTCTTTAGCGGAGCTGAGATACTGCTAAATGGTAATGACGGCGCGGTTCAACTCAAAACAGGTGCTGTTAACGGGGCTAAAGCGCAGGCGCTCACTATCAACAAGGATGAGGTTAATTCAACTGTTGATTTAACCCTTACAAAACAAACAGGGACTGGCAATCGTTTTGTTTTACAGAACTTAGGTAATACAGAACTACCATTTGCTGTCAAGGTGTGGGGTTCAGGTGATCGACAAAACGTTTTTGAGGTTGGAACGTCTGCCGCGTATCTGTTTTATGCTCAAAAAACATCGTCAGGTCAGCTGTTTGATGTAAACGGTGCTATTAACTGTACAACACTAAATCAGTTATCAGACCGCGAGCTGAAAGACAATATTCAGATTATCAGTGACGCAACCGAAGCTATCCGTAAAATGAACGGGTACACCTACACACTAAAGGAAAACGGACTACCTTACGCTGGTGTTATTGCACAGGAAGCAATGGAGGCAATACCGGAAGCGGTAGGCTCATTCACTCATTACGGTAAAGAGTTGCAGGGACCAACGGTTGACGGCAATGAATTACGTGAAGAAACACGTTATCTGAATGTTGACTACGCCGCCGTGACTGGCTTACTTGTTCAGGTCGCCCGTGAAACAGATGATCGCGTTACCGCGCTGGAAGAGGAAAACACAACGTTACGTGAAAATCTGGCAACAGCAGGCACCCGGATCACCACTCTGGAAAATCAGGTAAGCGAACTGGTTGCACTTGTCCGGCAGTTAACAGGAAGCGAACATTGA